GCAAGTATCTTGCCTATCGTTGACGTTAGCGGCTCTATGAGCTGCCCAGCAGGTCAGTCAGGCTCTGTGACTTGTATGGATGTTTCTATCAGCCTTGGCTTGTACTTGGCTGACAAGAACAGGGGTGTGTTCAAGGACACATTCTTGACATTCTCTAGCAAGCCAGAACTGATGACTCTGAAGGGTAACATCATCGACAAGGTGAACCAAATGAGCCGTAGCAACTGGGATATGAGCACAAACATCAACGCAGCTTTCAACAAGATTCTTGATGTGGCTGTTAAGGGTAACGCTCCGCAAAGTGACATGCCAGCAATGGTATTGATCTTGAGCGATATGCAGTTTGATCAATGCGCTCGGTACGACGACAGTGCGATGGAAATGATTGTACGCAAGTACGAAGCAGCCGGATACACTGCACCAAAGGTTGTGTTCTGGAACTTGAACGCTGGAGACAACGTTCCTGTGAAGAGCGACAAGAGTGGTGCCGCATTGGTTAGTGGATTTAGTCCAGCCATTATGGCCAGCTTGCTAGGCGCAGACGTTGAACAATTCACTCCAGAAGGCATCATGCTTAAGACTGTAATGGTCGACCGCTACGCTCTTTAAAAGTAATACTTTTTAAGTACCCTACTAGTGTAATGCTAGTAGGGTATTTTTTTAGGCTTTAAAGTCCAAAATACAAGCATTTAAACAGCCCTACACGCGGTTTAAACTGGCAAAGGACACTTAGGCCTACCCTAAATCCTGATCGTGCATTGTAGGGCTTGTAAACAGGCATAATCTGTTGTTAAAATACAACACTTGATACTACCAGCTCGAGTTGACAGGATTCTTGTTTGACAGTATAATACATAGATGTATAAAGTAATAAACAATAAAATAGAAACAGAATTTCCTAGCTTAGACACAGCAATGGCCTACGCTAAGACTCTAGATGCTTTTGTTAGCATCACAGGAAGCAAATTTGAAATTGTAGGTATGTTTGGTGTAGACAGCATCGAGAACGGTAAGTGTCCAGATGGTGTTACCTACGATTGGAATAAAGCAAGCCGCATTGGCGCTGCAAAAAGACGTTAACGGGAGAATTAACATGAATGATACACTCTGGATACTTTTGGCATTATTTGCCAAACACTTTATTGTAGATTTTCCGTTACAAACAAAATTTCAATGGAGTAATAAAGGTACGTACGGACACCCCGGCGGCGTACTACACGCTTGGTTACATGGTATGGGCACTCTACTGTGTCTGTATTGGGTTGCTCCAGTTGCTGCATGGTATCTAGCATTAGCTGACATGGTCGTTCATTATCATATTGATTGGGCTAAAATGAAACTTAATAATAAGTTAGGTTGGGGTCCGACTACACATGAACAGTTTTGGTGGCTATTAGGATTTGATCAATTCTTGCATGCCATTACATATATAGGTTTAGTAGCGTTAGTAACAGTATAAAGGAAAAGTTATGCCTTGGATTGAAAACGTAGCGGCAGATGACATCCCAAAAAGATTTCATCACGAAGCGGGTGAGAACAGTATGCTGATCAGCATTGTTGATCCAGCAAGTTGGCGTCCTACTCCTGCCCATAAGTTCAAAGAGATTCATAATTTTGAATTTTTGGATGTAGAAGAAAAAGACGAAGTGCTGGAAGAAGCTATGAAGTGCAGTCAAGAACAGGCCGACGAACTTGTCCGCTTACTGCAACACGCAAAGGATAATCGTATGAATGTGGTTGTTCATTGTTATGCAGGTATTTGCAGATCGGGTGCGGTTTGTGAAGTTGGAGTTATGCTAGGGTTTGAAGACACTGGTCGTTTCCGTAGTCCAAATTTGTTGGTCAAGCATCGCATGATGAAGGCTTTAGGTTGGACTTATGATGCAGACGAAAAGCCAAATATTGATGATTGGCGAACTATGAGGCCTATTGGAGATTAATATGTATTTGTGTAAAGAAGAAGTCCAAAAGATTTTGGACACAATGGACAAGTTTCCAGATGCAAAATCTTTTGAGTTAGTACAGGACAGTCATAGTGGTATCGGTAGCGTTACTGCTTTGATTGTACATACTAAAATTAACGGTCTGGACGGTGAGTTTAGAACTGAGATTTCGGGTGTGGAGAATTGGTAATGAATAATCAAATTAAAAATCTAATGCTCGAAGCAGGTTATGCAGCTCCTGAGATTGCCGGCCGTGCGCAAGTGTTTAGTCAACTGTTAATTAAAGACTGTATTAGAATCCTGCATAATAATGGGTACGACGATGCGGCTAAATGCTTATCGGACGTACACTTCGGAACAACGGATTCGGTATGAAAATTAAGTTTGATAAAAATACCATGCCAGACGAGCTATATAATGCACTGCTTCGCCATTTTGTAAACGAAGCGGTTGGGTTAGGCATAGAGGTTAACAAGTTTACTCAATTTGAAAATTGGGTGATTGAATGTACGATAAACTGTAAAGAATCAGTGCATTAATCTGTTGTAGTAATACAACACTGATCCTGTTAATCTCTAGTTGACAGGATCTTGTCACGAGTGTATAATACATATATACTAGCAAACAAGGACTAAAATGGCAGGCAAAGCAAAATCGGTTTATTTGACAATTAACCCAAAAGGTACATTTAAAACAGTTTTCACTAAACTGTTCTTTGACGCAAAGTCGTATAATGAATACGTTAAAACAGATGAATTTAAAGCCAAATGGCCTGCTGAAGAATTTGATATAGTAAAAGAGACATATTAATGACAAATTGGATTACAAGTGACTTGCACTTTGGGCATAAGAACATTATGAACTTTTGCCCAGAAACACGAGCACGATTTAGAAATGATGTTGCCTATATGAATAGCGCAATGGTTGAAGAATGGAACCATCGTGTTCAAACAGAAGACACAGTTTATATCTTAGGTGATGTAGCTTTTATGTCAGGTAGTGATGCAGCAAAGATGGTTAATCGTTTGAATGGCACTAAGATTTTAGTACGTGGAAATCACGATCGCAAAACATTAATGGATGTAAACTTCCGTAATGCCTTTGCTGAAGTACACGATTACTTGGATATTACATATGATGGACACAAGTGCGTCATGTTCCATTATCCGATCGCTGAGTGGGATCAAATGCATAGAGGTGCGTTACACTTTCATGGCCACTTACATGGTGGTAAGAGTGGTTTGGAACAATACCGTTGTTTGGATGTAGGAATGGACTCAACTGGTGAAATTGTTATATCCATGGATCGTGCTATCCGTATGATCAAAGACAAGGAAATCAAAAGCCATCACTAAAACTAATACTTGTGTACTATGTTGACACTTCTTAGTTTTGGTGCTATAATATACACATAGTAAGAAATAAGGAGTAAGCGATGGAACACTTTACAATGGAACAAAGCGGCATAGACGTTGTCCGCAAGGCGCAAGTCTATGCCATGGCTGCTCATGCGGCTGTTGGACAGAGACGTAAGTACACCAACGAACCCTACATTGTTCACCCTGCCGAAGTTGCCAAGATTGTAGCAGGTGTTCCGGGTTCAACTCCTGACATGGTTGCGGCTGCTTGGTTGCATGATGTTGTGGAAGACACTGGTTGCACATACACTGACATCCATATGGCCTTTGGTATCGACATCGCTACTTTGGTTGGCTGGTTAACTGACGTTTCTAAGCCCGAAGATGGCAATCGTGCCCACCGCAAGGCTATGGATCGTGAGCACAGTGCCTCTGCACCTGCTGAAGCACAGACCATCAAGTTGGCTGATTTGATCAGCAACAGTAAGAGTATCATGCAACATGACCCTGCTTTTGCCAAGACCTACTTGGAAGAAAAGAGATTGTTGTTGGCAGTGATGACTAAGGGTGATCCGACATTAATGATAGAAGCTAGAAAGTTTATCGGTGAATAATATGTTTCAAACTAAATTGAAAGAGTACGTAGAATCGTCTAACCTAGTTAACATGAAAGATTGTGGCGACGGTATCTACGTGCTCAAATACAAGAAGAAGGTGTTCTACGATAACTTGTGGAACGAGTACATTGCTGAATGTCGTGGGGCTATTGTGGACAAGGATTTCAACCTAGTGTCGTATCCTTTCACAAAGATCTATAACTATGGTATCGAAAAGGAAGCACCAGTGCTGACTCTAGATACTAAAGTAACTGCTCACCGCAAGGTAAACGGTTTCATGGTTGCTTGTACACTACACAACGGTGAGCTGTTAGTGTCTACTACTGGTAGCACAGACAGCCCTTATGTTGCTATGGCTCGTGAACTGATCGACGAAGCAAAGTACTTAGACCTATGCTCACGCTGGGCAGGTTATACATTTATGTTTGAGTGTGTTCATAAGAACGACCCGCACATTGTTCCTGAAAAGGAAGGCATGTATATTCTAGGCTATCGTGAGAACAAGTGGAACACTCCTATTGAACATGACCCGTTCATGTTAATGGAGATGGGCCGTGCTCTAGGTTGCTTTGTACCAGAAAGCATACTGACTAACATGGCTCAGCTACAAGTGTTGGCTAAGGAATGTCGTCACGAAGGTTATGTATTCTATACTGATGATGGTGTAGGTGCTAAAATCAAGTCGCCGTACTATTTGACTTCGAAGTGGGTTGCTCGCAATCCACGTACAGACAAATTGGTGAACTTGCAAAATGACATCAAGCACAATCTAGACGAAGAATACTTTCCACTAGTGGACGCTATCCGTGCTAACATTGTTGAGTATACTGCTATGGACGAGCAAGCTCGTTTAGTGTGGGTTCGCAACTATTTGGAGACAGTATGATTGATGAAAGTCATTTACCTGTAGCCGAACAAAGCCTAGTGTTCCGTTTGCGTAAGCGAGCAGAAATACGTAGGCAGATCCAAGGACGTAAGTCAGTAGAGGAAGGTAAACCGGATCGCATTGCAGATCTGCTTGAAGAAGCAGCTAACGAGATAGAAAGATTAAAATGCCAAAGTGTTATCAATTAATTGGAGTTCCAGGTGCTGGTAAGAGTACCTGGGTTAAGAATCAAGATTGGGCCCTGGGTCTAACTGTAGTTTCTACAGATTCATTTGTAGAAGCCTATGCACACGAACAGGGCAAGACGTATAATGATGTCTTTACAGAATATATGCCTACGGCAGTGGATCTAATGGCTAAAGTTGTTGTTCATGCTCGCGAGCATGGACACGATATTATTTGGGATCAAACTAGCACTACTGTCAAAAGTCGTACTCGTAAGTTTCGTATGTTGCGTGACTATGAGCATATTGCTGTAGTGTTCACGACCCCAGATCGGGCAGAGTTAGATGTACGATTAGCTGGTCGCCCTGGCAAGCACATTCCGAAGACAGTTGTTGATTCAATGATCAACGGATTTGAAATGCCAACTGAAGAAGAAGGCTTTAAGGAGATATGGTATGCTGCGTAACCTAGTATTAACATGTTTACTATTACTATCTAATAATGGTTATGCTTTCTATGTATATGGTGGCGAGCCGCATCGAGAATACGATGTTAGAAAATCCTGGGAGAAAGCAGTAGTGCATGTTCCTGGTAATTTTCTAACTAAGTCGATTGATAATATCACAGTAAGTAATCCGATGCCTGTGTTAGTATTTCTGCACGGGTGTGCTGGTATAAACGAACAAGAACACCAATGGGCTAATTTCTTAAAATCACAAAAAATTATTGTTGTGTTACTAGATTCTTACGCTATACCTAACAGAGAAAAAAATTGTGCGCCAGCAAGCTATACTACTAACCTGGGAAAGGTGCCAGTACATGATCTGCGTCCGGCAGAAGCAGAATATGCAATTTCAAAATTAAAGGAAATGCCATGGGCAGACCCTAACAATATATTCTTAATGGGCTTTAGCGAAGGCGGTATGGGGGCATTCCTTACAAGGGAACTCGGACTACGTGGAGTAATTATTTCTGGATTTCCATGTACAGTAAGGGGACGAAGATTCGGTTCGTCTAGAGATACTCCAACTTTGATCATAAATCATGAAAGTGATCCGTTCTTCATACGTTCAAATGTAGAGTACACGCAATGTTCCGATAGACCCTATTGGAAATTTAGAACGAATACTATTGAAGTAATATTATCAGGAAAAGGACACGGAACTGCTCACGCACCTCTTGCACAAGAAGCGGTTAGCAAATTCTTAAAGGAGAATAAAAAATGACTGCATCCAAAAGTCCCCAACGACACAGTTTTCAACGAGAAGGCCTTAAGGAGATATAGTATGTATAAGAATATATTAGCACTGGTATTTTTCGTACTGCCTACCGTTGTGTGGTCACAAGATCAAGTGCTTATAGATCGGCTTAAGCAAGGCGGTCTGAACATTTTTATTAGACATGCCATCACCCCCGGTAGTGATTTATCTAAGTTTAATCCGCCAAGCGAACGTCCTAAAGATTGCTCTTCTGGATCACGTCAACTGAATGACGAGGGAAGAGAACAAAGTAGACGTATTGGCAAAAGAATAAAAGAACTCAACATACCGATTGGAGAGGTTTATTCCAGTAGCTTTTGTCGATGCGAAGAAACGGCAAAGTTGGCATTTGATAGATTTACGACTGTTGAATGGTTGTTGGTTCAACCAGGAGTATTTCAATCGAAACTGGACAGAGAGCTCAGTTCAGTCCCCAGCACCGGATTTTTTCAAAAAACTCCAACTGGGAAAAATAATGTATTCATAGGACACGCGGTCACGTTCTTGCCTGGGACTCTAAGCAGAGAGCTGTCCTTGGTTAGATTGCTGGCAGAGGGCGAAGCATTAATCATTGAACCAGGTAATCCTCCTAGGAAATTAGGAAGAATTAAATTTGATTAAACGGTTATGCAAATAAATATATTTTTAAGTAAATTAAAATGACAGCATCCAAAAGTCCCCAACGACATAGTTTTCAACGAGAAGGCTATGTTAAACGTTGTGAAGAAAAAGGCGAAGAACCTAACCCCAACTACTTAGATCTGTTTCAAAAGATTCTAGAGGATGCTGATAAAAAATGGCAAACTCCCGAATCTATGAAAAACAACATGGAATATGATCTTGTAACTACTGATTGGATCCTAGCAAAGGCTCGGGCAAGCAAGTCTTACGCACAAAATCTATATGCCGCAATTTGTAATAATGATTTTACCAAAAGAGAAATGTGGCCTATTTTAAAAGAAGAAAAATGGAGTGCAAGTTGGAGATCAGCCGGGGGTATTGTTGCAGACATGCGGCAAGAAGGCGACTACATTGATTGGTATTGTTCTGGTATCGGAGGTCAAAATGCTGAATACAATAGCGAAGAAACTAACGATCAATGGCAAGCTCGTACAGGTTATGTTCCTGAAAGTGTTGTTACACAAGAAATTGAAGACGATTTACACAAATTGGGGTGGTTAGTTATACGAGGAGAATAAATACTAGATGCGAACTGATATTGAAAACTCAATTGTTGAATCGAACCTAGGCGATACATTTTCTAAAGAGCAATTCCTTAGTCAAAGCGAACTGTCTTTTTTTATTAACTACTTTAAACAAGCTAGCGAACGAATTCATAAAACTACCGGCCCGGTTACTAGTCAAGAACTACGAGATATTTTTACAACTGTTCCAGAGTTCATTTCGTTATTTGATAGAATTAAATCAATCATAGGCGAGTGCGAGATATACACGGCATTTTATTTTCACGTCGATACTCCACACGTAATTCACAACGATGACGATAAATCATATCCAGTTGTGTACAAGGCTATAACCATTCCTCTCGAATTAGAGTATGAAGATACAAATGAAAACTATCCATACTTGTGTTTCTTTGATCAGTATTATTTAAAAGGTCCTGCTAAGTTTTTCAAAGGTGGCGCAAATATTGCTAGTTATTATAATCAACCAGTTTATGACTATGCTGATGTTAAAAATAAGTCATCTACACTTATAGATAAACAAACGTATCAGCAGTATCTTACTCACATTAAAATAAGACATTTAGAGGAGTTAAGTTTAAAATCTGTTGAACTGTGGAAACCTACAAATGCAATATTTTTTGATTGTGTACGATTACATTGTGCCAGCGATTTTAAAGCAGCAGGTATCAAAAAGAAACTAGGATTGAGTATTTTTACAAAACTAAAAATTAGTGCGGATGTTGCAGATGCGCAATTGCCTTAGCAACGGTTGCGGAGTTAAATGGTATGTTCATAATCAAATGAATACTATCATCGGCCCAGCTAATAGTTCTATGAGTTTTTCTTGTGTTAATGTAGTACACCCTACCCATTTCTATTTGTAATTTTCTGTCAGTATCGATCAACCAATCGTATTGCAACGGCGCACAGTTATTTAAAAAAACTGCTAGTCTAAAACTTTCTCTAGGCATAGTAGGATGATCACGATGCGGCACAAAGTATCCGCCCACATTAGACTTAACTAGAAATGTTCTTCCAAGTGGCTGGAATTCATCTAATAACCCGTGTAGGCTAGTACATGCGGTATAGACATCAGTTTTGTTATTAAAATCGTTTTCGCTTAGTCGATGTCCTGCTTCTAAACTTGCCTGAGGTAGACTAGGATTATCTCGATGAGTCTTTCCCGGAAGATTACTAATAACTAGTCCCTTCCTGTTATTAGGACGATCAGTCCTTGGAAGATAATCAACCCAATCGTTGTCAAATTGTTTAATCTCTTCCATAAACTTGCTGCAATTGATCTTGATATTCAGTGGCTCAAAATCTCCAAGATTTAACAATGCTAGTTCGTTCGCAACTGTTTCTAAGTTAACCAATCTAGAATTAAACTTTGGAGCTCTTCCACTTACACCCGGTGGAACAATTTGGTTAGTTGTCATACTAAATCCTTTTAGTTAGAGATATTTAACCAATGCGTCCAACGTTGGCCTCAAACTTCGATTTAATCCGACACGGGTTTTAGGCGTTGTATTGTTGAAGTCATGCCCGATTGGAGAATTAAGGACTCCCCGACCCCCAAGCCCGTCTAGCATAATAGTAGACAACTCATCAATTTTAGTAAAAGCATTAGGCTCGGCTGATAACGATTGATTAATATATTGAATCGTTGCAGCTTGACTAGAATTATAAGGCAAATTTACTAGTATGAAGTTTTTAATAAAACTATGCAAAAAGTGGTATGTAGCAATTTCTACATTGGGATTTCTAAGTTGAATCTTTCCCTGATTCCAATAATATGATACAACAGTCCTAGTAGCTTCGTTTGAATTAAATTGTAAATCATGCAAGAATGCGCCCAAAATAATTTCAATATCTCGTTGACACTTCTTTTGAATTATTTCGTCATACATAAATTTATTAAACGGGGCTTTTCTAGCAACTGTATTTTGTTGTATCCATGACGACAGTTCTTGCATAATAAAGTTTTTATTATTTAAAATAAGTTCATATGCCTGAGGCATTGCTTTTGCTTGTTCGTTAGGGTGAGGAATTGCAAATAATGAGTTGTCATAAACCTGACGGTGAATTCTTGGCTCAGTAAACCCGTATCCTATTCCCATTGCTAAGATAGATACTTCGTCTGCCTCCATTGGCTTTTTACCAGTAACTTTAGATACAAAATCATATGTACTTATACAAGCGCAAAATCCTGTTTGCAGTCCCAATTCTTCAGCAGCACACATGGCAACTGTAGCACTAACAATACAATCATCCCTAACACGTTGCGTATTACTTTCTGCGGCAGCATTCAAATTAGAGCCTTCGTTATATTTCTTTGCTATCCATACTAGAACTATAGGAGCATTTACTTGACCATTGAATCTCTTATTTCCAGGCGCATCCGACCCACGGATACCATCTACACAAACAGTGTCTTCCCAAAATAGGTATTTTTTGAGTTCTATACTTTCTTCACTAGTGCCTAGTACATAAATCTTATGATTAAATTTACCTTGTTTAGAAGGCGCTAGTCGTGCAGTTTCTAATATCTGAGTTAGTTTATCAGACTCAACAGTTCTAGGTAGCCACCATTTTGTTGTAATTCTTTCTAATAAGTGTTCTTTAAGCATGTAGGTTCTCGGTTAAGTTTTGTATCTGTGTCCAGTCCATCTCAAATGGAATTTTTAATATAAACACTAGAGGCATTGTTCCGAAAGCTGGATAGTATGAATAAATTTTTCTACCGTTAATAGCAATTGGATTTTTTACAACTTTTGACGCAAATTTAGAATTTTGAATTTCAGCGATTTCCTGTGCTGTCATCGGCGGCCTATCTTTTAAGTACGGAGACAGCATTGTTAATCCGTTTACTACAGGCGCTGGCGCACTATAAAATTCTACATTTAACTCGCCTGATACTGGAAATACAATTAGTCCGTTATTACCAGGATTAGTGTGAATAGGAACTGCTCGCCGTATTGTTGTTAACGTACAGTGATGGTTATACAATGGGAAATTAAATTTATCAAATATATTCGATACTGTCTCGAGTACTGTAATATTTGAATCGACAAAGGTAAACGGACCTGTCCTAGATATATCCGATGAATTTCGGAACATAGATTCTAGCGCATCCTTATCGTAGTCGAAGTTAATATCAATAAAGTGATCTTTCATACTGTTATTTATCGTGAATAAATACAATATGAACACTTTACAATTTTTGTTAGAGATACCAGAGTTACAATTTGATAGGGATCAATTATTAGAAATTTTTGAACAGGCTAAGCCCTATGCTAGACTCAAGGGGTTAGTGTGGAAGGAAAAACCGAAGTGGTTACCGCCATTAGACAAAGCTACATGCCTTGTTATTCAATCCGGCGAGTATATGATGCTAGATAAAGATAAAGCTAATATGGGCTACAATTTGCTACAGCACGATTATCTTAAAGACATCATGAAACGGTTAAGATTTAGTCATGAAATAAAATCTGGAAATATTGATATAATTTGGTACAGACCAGGCTTTCAATTTGAACCACATGTAGATCATTATGCAGCAGCTACAATGATGTGGCCAATATTTCCCGCTAGCGGCGGCGCACCGATAGATTTTTATTATAATGAAAATGTTAAAATCGAAGCAGGGGTCGCGGCAGGGTTAGAAGGAATCATAACTAAAAAAGATTTAATTCATACACATTATTATAATACCACCTACCCAACAATCTTTAACAGTCACTGGATACACGGAGTACGCAGGGTTACTGAAGAACGAGCATATCTAAGATTACGTATTAATGAATCATTTGAATCAATTGTTAACAAATACAATAACAAAGAACTAGTAGAATGATAGATAACGAATTTATTTATGAGACTAGCTGTACATTCAATACTATGTATTTGCTTAATCTAGTGAACCAGTCTATAGCACATAAAAGTATAAAGCAACATCAACGACTGGTTAAAGATGATCCGTATTTAACTTCGATTAGACAGCAGATACCAATGCTAACTCCTATTTGGAACTTTTACAAATTAGAACCGTATGCTATGATTCCAGTTCATGTCGATGCTCAACGTAATTGCGCATTAAATATTCCACTCCAAGGTACCGACCAATCTAAAACATCATTTTATAATTCAATAGGTCCTGAAAATTTTGTATACGATTCTACAAAGATTCTACATTGGGCAAAGCACGACTTAGCAAAAGTATTTGAATTTAATTTAACCCAGCCTACGCTGATAAAAAATAACGTACCACACGGAGTGATCAACGGCCCTCATCGACGAATAATTTTGAGTTGGAGTATAACCCTCGACTTCACGTTTGAGCAGGCAAAGCTAATTTTAAAAGATCAGTCTATTGACTTTAGTTAACATTCATGCTAAAATATGAATATATGAATTATGACATTTTTCACATAACATTTAACGAATCTAACCAAGAAGAAAATTGGTTAAGAATATTAGACCTGCATCCCAATGCAAAACGCATACACGGAATTGCAGGCATAGATCGTGCCCATATGGCCTGTAACTCGTTAGCTACAACCGATTGGTTCTGGACTATCGACGGCGACAACTGGCTAACTGAATCATTAATATGGACTGATATAAATCCACGCAAAGATCTAATATGGTTTTATGCGTTAGATCCAGTGACTAACAAGCGCATTAAAAATGGTGGCGTAAAATTATGGAAACGAAATAGTTTCGTAAATACCGACATGAGTCAAGGCGATTTCTGTGTGGCTGCTGTGCAATCAAAAATTAGTCCCGATAAAGTATTCTCAATTACCAAGTATAATTCTATTCCATATGACGGGTGGAAAACTGCATTTAGACATTGTGTAAAATTAATGTCTAGAATATTTAGAGACAGACCGTTAGCGGTTAATATTGAACACTACTTAGGCATATGGCGTTCGTATGAAAATTTAGATGATGGGTCGAATAACGCCCGATGGTGTTACCAGGGATATCTCGATGCAGCAGAATATACAAAGTTGTGTAATGATGATTTAGAATTACTTTATAAAATAAATGACTATGTATGGTTAAAAAATTACTTTAATAACAAACATGAAAACAGAATACATTAAAGGTAATGATCTCGATCATAGCAGGATTGCCGCTTACATTCCGGAAGTTATGAATGCGTTATACGATTCGGTATCTTTCGAGTCGACTAGCTTGACTGAAATGCGAGACGCATTTCGAATGAAACAAATTCAAGGTAAAACTTGGCTACTTAATAGTGGTCTATTAGACCATTGTTTGGATAAATCAAAAAGTGTATTAGTAGTCGGCAGTTGGTTTGGGTTTACTAGTTTTTGTTTACATAAATTGGGATTTAGCAACGTAACTGAGGTTGATCCCGACAGCAGATTAGAACATTTTGCCAAGCACCTAAATAGATTTAACAAGCAGTATACACACATTACAGCTGACATTAATACAGTTGATATGTCATCTTATGATATCGTTGTAAACCCTAGTGGCGAACATATTGTAGATAACACGTGGTTCGACAACATAAAAACTGGCGCAACAGTAATTATTCACAGCACGGATTACCCAGCAAGCGACCACGTTAACACATGTCAACAACAGGACGAATTGTTAAGTAGATATAAAATGTTACCTACGTTTTTAGGAACATTAGATTTACAAACGTACAAACGTTTTATGATTGTAGGAATAAAAACATGAGCATTGAAAAACCACGATTCTTTAAAATACTAGGCAAAACCGATAGTAAACGTGCAGTAAAACAACTATCTTCTATAATCCAACAAATGGAAGAGGAAGATATCGAACAATGGGGTCTTAAGGGTAGACTTGACGGCGACGAAGATATTGACTACGGCGAAGGTAAAACTAGACCCGGATCTAAACTATCAGATTGGAATCATTGGAGAGATGAAACATACAACTCGGGATGGCTGGCAGAATTAATAGAGATGCTTCAGCCGAGAGAAATTGGACGAATTCGTATAATGAAGATGAAGCCTAGAAGTTGTTACTCTTGGCACAGAGACTTGTCGCCCCGTGTGCATATTCCGTTAATAACCAATTCGGAAAACTTTATGATTATACGTACTGAATCAAGACACTTGTATACCGGAGCAATATGGTGGACTGATACTCGTCAAAATCATAGCGCAATGAATTGTTCAGATAAAAATAGATATCATTTAATTTTAGAAGTATCGGAATGAGAGATAATATAATTTGGTTTACTGGAGCTCCCGGATCAAAATGGAGCGGTAGTGCTAATATATTACAAGCTATCCCGCATCTTAATTTTAATATTACTGATAGAAGTTCTGATAGAGAATATACTCATCCTGGTACAACAGAATTATCTAAGGGTATTATGCACACTGGGGCATACTTTGGTCCAGGGCACGGTCTCGGAGAGCAATTCCATTTGCTAGATACACTAACAGTTGACGAAGTTGAAAATGAAATTGTAGATAAGTGGCAAACTGTACAAGGCAAGCTACTAGTAAAAAGCCACTTCTTCTCTAACCAATTAGACTACATTGCCAACACTTGGAAAGATAATGTAATTATAATGATACTACGTCCAGATCAAACCTGTATACAAGGTTGGTTTGGCGCTGGCGGTTGGAGTATTGCATACCCTGATTACAGACCGTTTTATAAAAACGGTGATAGAATGAAAGAGCTAATAGCAGAACACAACTTTAATATTAAACAGTTTTGCACAAAACACAGTTTACCTTTTAATAAATTAAACGAACAATTTTTAAAAGATGAATTTGATTGGGATTATAATTCTATTGAAGATGCTACGCAACGAGCATGGGTTGAACGACATCTACGACATACTGAAAGTCAAGACGATGTCGAAATAGCAATCTTCAATAGACACAAATTATAAAGTTTTAGAATAGACAAAATACAAACGATCGTTGTTGTCTTTTTTAAATGTTTCTAAGTTTAAATTAAATTGTTTAGCAAATTCAGTAACTAGTGCAAAGTCCCAGGGAAAAATATCCACGTAAGGTCCGTTGTTCCAAATGTTACCCGGATTAGCTCTAAAGTATATTTTCCCGTCATCTTCTAGTAACTCTACAATCTTAGCCAATCTGATTTCTAAATCAATTTTTTCGTTGAAGTTTAATGACCCTAATACTAGAATATGGTCGTATGTCTTATCAGGCATGACAAAATCTAGCACGTCAACCATATAGTCAGCACAGTTATTATAAGGGTCGATACCAACTAGATTATTAATCCTTCCTTTAAACTGATTGTATCCGCATCCCACATCTAGTACAGCTTTTGGGTTGTGCTTGTTAACTTCGTCAACAAGTGCCCAGCCGCTGTAGGTATATACTTCAGTTGTCGGTTTCCAAATTTCGCCAAAGTATCTAGTAAGATATTTGACATCTAAATTGTCTACTATTTCTTCAATTGTACCGTTCTCTGGAACATCAAATCCAAGTTCCTTACGAACCCTAGTCTTAAATTTGTCAAATCTAGCAGGAGTCCAAGGCAACGATTCCATAGTTGTCTGTTTTGTTAGATTGCTACGAATTTCTGTATACTTTTCTAAATTAAAAGAATTATGCAAATTTTCAATTAATAGCTTAAAAATTCTGGTATTCATTATGTTTTTTCCTCTTTTCGATAAATATTCTTGTAATAAAATAAATTTCATTCATTTTTGTAAATTATTTATTCTACGAGCATATATAGTTATCAAGGAGACAAATAATGCTGTTGAAAAGCGAATTCATTAAACGACTACTAGTTGTATTCTTTACACTAGTAACAACCGCCGCCTATGCGTGGCAACCTAAAGGAACAGTTACTTTTATACTGCCAAACGGCCCTGGTGCTGGTAACGAGATCAGTTTTAGGTTGTTAGCTAGTATTGTAGAGCAAAACAATCCGGGAGTACGATTCCAGCCGCAGCACATGCCGGGTGCCGATGGTAATATTGCTATGAATCACCTGTTTAATAAAACAGCTAATGATGGGCAGACTCTAGCAGTTCCTGCTTGTCAAAGTGCGTGGATCACTCCCGAAATTTGGTATAATGCCAAATATGACATAATGCAGGCTGTGCATGTGACTCACATTGCGAGAAGCCCGTTGGCAGTTTGGGCACATCCTAGCAGTAAAATTAACACACCTAAAGAACTCATAGATGCTATTAGGAAAAAGGATCGACAGATCAACATAGCTATCGGTGGAGCAGGGCACAAACTAGCTGTTGAATATCTAACCACTAGTCTTAAAGTTGCAGGCGGCGATATGGTTGAAACTCCTATGTACAAAGGCCCTGCACAAGCTCTATTAGATGTTATGGGAGGACACGCTGAGTTTGGAGTTACTCCGGTCACAGTAGGCTATCCGCATGTTCAAAGTGGGAAATTAAAACTAATTGGTATTGCTAATGATTTTCCACTAGCCGGATTAGAAAAAGCACCGTTGATGAAAGATCTTGTACCAGGTCTTAGCATACACGGATGTTGGAACATTGTTCTACCGCCGGGTACTGATCCAGAAATTGCCAAGTGGTATAGGGATCAATTTAATGCAGCTAGCAAACACCCCGAAGTACAAGAAAAGTTTAAAGAAAACTTTATGTTCGCTACCCCGGAATGGCAAACAGAGCAGGGATTAAAGAATGGTATGATCGGTCTGCGTAAAGTTTGGCAACCAATTGCACAACGGATCAAACCAGAATGAGAATAGGTATCAGTATGGAAATGACTCGGATGCTACGGGACACGTGGCATTCGGCTATCAATCACGAATGGTATGATTTTTTACAAGGGCACCACATTGTGCCCTTATCATGCCACGGTGCATTGCCACAAACTGACGAGTACGATCTAATCATACTAGCAGGCGGTAACGATATGCATGATATCGTAACCTGGCGAGATAATAACTACCCATTACGAGATCAATACGAACGGCAACTAATACAACAATGTTTACTGACCAGCACTTCTGTTATCGGTATATGTCGCGGTGCGCATTTTATCAATTGGGTGTTTGGCGGCACACATAAGCTAATGGATCAGCCCTACGATAACGTAACAGTTCAGCTAGACGATCTTGAAGTAACTTGTCATCATACTATTCAAATAGATCAGTTAGCCCCAGGGTTTGATATCATTCTACAAGACAGCAATGAAGTAGTTGAACTGTCTATCAATAAATCGCAGCGTGTGATGGGCATAGGTTGGCATCCTGAACGAGCCGTTAACAAACACACTAGATCATATATACTAGACTTAATTAACAATTTATAAAGTAAAAATAATTGGAACTAGTTCTAACAAATATAATCTATGTGACCTACCGACTCATTGTCAGTGGGCCCATAGTAAAGGTATTAACCAAATACATACCATTTTACATAGCTGTGTTTATTATGGCACAGCTAAGTTTTGCCTACGACACGTTTGTGTTTGGCTATTATTTCAACGCCACAGAATTACCCCAATGGTTCGAATACTTACAGTCTGATGTACTGTACACGTTGCGAGTTCTAGCAGCCTGGTGGCTAATTAAACAAATTTGGAAATTAGTAGGTAATTATTGGATTGCTGTGTTTATAGGAGCAGAAATTACATTTATTTGTGATTATTTTATCTTCTCAGATCTATACAGTTAAATAGTGCATAGGAGAATAACCATGACAGAAAGTAACTGGGAAGCACGTAAAGAAGTATCAGCATACCACTTTGATAATAAAATTACGGATCCTCGATGGGATTGTGTAATTGGACTAGGTAGAATTAACATTGATTGTGCAGACGAAGTAGCACAAGTAATAGAAAGTGCTAAACCTGTAACATGGCGCACACGAGGTCGTACTAGTAACAGTAGACCTGAAGAAGAATATGCACAAGAAGAATTTGATTTAACAACAGCTGGCGCAGACGTTGATTTAAAAATTGCAAATTTTGAATACAATCTAACTCCTAAGTTCCAACAGATTTGTGAACTCATCGGGTTAGAAGATCGTGAAGATCGAGTTCACGTTCAATGGCCTGGACAAGTGTTTAATTTACACATTGATAAGTTAGAAAAATTTAATGAAGCACAACCCAATAAAATAATGCGTATAATGATACAACTAACTGATTGGGAACCGGGACACTTTGCTGCGTATGGCAATTTTTTGCATACACATTGGCGTAAAGGTGATGTGTTTACATTTGCATGGAAGCATGTTCCCCATGCCAGCGCCAATGCTAGTTTACTTCCTAGAGTATCAATAGTCACTACAGGTACCGTTGGAGAGAAAACTAGGCAATTTTTGAGCACAGCAAGGCATACCAATGAGATTAAGCTATGATAGAAGAGTCAACAGAAATTAGTAATTGGGAATACACTAAAAAAACTAGTGCTTACCACTTTGACAATACCATTATAGATCATCGATGGGACGCACTACAAGGTGTAGGCAGATTTGAAGGCGATTGGTCTGCTGAATTAGCAGAATCAATACAGACGGCTGAACCGGTAACATGGCGCACAAGACTTAACGGCACCTTTTCAAAAGAAAGTCCTATGATTGATCAAGAAGAATATGACTTAATTAGTGCCGGGGCCGATCCTAATTTAATATTGTTACGGATGCAGCATAAGATTCCTGATATTTTTAAAAAGATGGCAGACATTACTGGTGTAGAGAATCCTAAAATAAGGATACATGTACAATATCCTGGAGAAGTATTCACAACGCATATTGATAAATTAACGCCACAGGTTGTAATCAAAACAAACGCTGACAAAATTATAAGATTTGTAGTTTTTTTAACAGACTGGATGCCTGGACATTTTTATCAATTTGGAAATCAGAATGTACAAGGATGGAGAGCAGGCGATATTCACACCTTTGCATGGAAGCATGTTCCGCATTGCACTGCAAATGCTGGCCACACTCCGCGAGTAACACTTCAAATTACTGGTCAATTGACAATTAAAACTCAGGCATTTTTAGAAACTGCCGCTAACACAAGTGCGATAAAATTATGATATTAGAAAATTTTGATTTTGAAAATTACCAAGGCGAAGACCTTATTATAGCAACTGGTGCGCCTGGTTCTAAATGGAGCGGGCTGCTGAATGCTATATCATTCCATAACGATGTAAACGATGAAGATAAAGCAGATCATCGAAAATATTTCATTTATTATGAACAAGCCGACACCGGCCAAATTTTAAAAATGGGTTGGCATTTCGGTGTATACTTTGGACCAGATAATGAATATGGTCACAAATTTGACAATCTTAAATCTATATCTAAAGAAGATATGGTTAGAGAATTTGCTAAACCTTACAAGACCTGGGACGGAATTAAGATTATTAAAAGTCATTGGTTTGCATATGATTTAGATACACTGACAAAATATTTTCCCAAGGCAAAAATTATAGTAGTATGGGCACCTGATGAAAGTTGTTTTGATTGGTGGACACACCTTGGAGGTTGGGATATCAGCTTCCCCGTGTATACCTGGTACAACAACGATACTAGGATGCAGGAAAAGGTAAGAGAAGAAAATGCTTATATACTTAAATTTGTATTTGAAAAGAATTTAAAAATATCAAAGGGTAACATTAAAGAAGTGTGCAATATGTTAGGGTTAACTTCGGACACTAATTCATTTAAAAACTTCGATCCAAATGATCTATCAAAGAATGTATCTCGAGACCCGCTCTACCACGCAGATTTAGGAGCAACCGGATCGTTAAGTCAGCTAATTGGAAGCACATTATTTGCAATTTATAATCCAACTACTCATGTTGATGATCATCCAGTGTTGCGGTTGATTGACAATGCGTTTGCCAAACGATCAGTACACAGTATAGACACACTAATTCCACTAGGAAAAAATTATGAAGTTTGATAATAATTTTTACGAAGAATACATGAGTATTAAAACAAAGGCTCCTGTAACAAAAGACGGATTTGACAGCTTATACGAATACTGTCGAGCTACTAGCCACTATCACTTTGATAACTCTATAAAAGATGATAGAACAACTACCTGTGAAAATCTCCTATACATACCGTTATGCAATTTCACTGGTGACTGGTCTAACGAAATAGCTGAGATGACTGGCATGGCAAAGCCATTTACTTTTGATTTACGTGGACAGCCGCGCTTACAAAATAACAACAGCATGGAACGCAATGACTTTGATAAATGGGGATATGTTACCGACGGGGATCAGCCTTACGTTGTGTTAAATAGAGCAAAAACAGAAGTTATAGGCAAACTACAAAAAATTGCAGATCTATTTCACTTAACATACCCACAAGTTGTGCGATACGATGTACAACTACCCGGTCAAATGTTTTATTATCATATTGATAACTTTGGTGCTTTACTAAAAAGTAAACGAGGTGACTATGAAAGATTTGCAGATTGTGATTACGATCAACGTAAAATGATACGCTTAATTGTATTTTTAGAAGATCAGCAACCAGGGCATATATGGCAACAAGGTAATGAATACTTATCTTGGAAGAAAGGTGATTGTTTTACATGGCCGTGGAAAGACATACCTCACGGTACCGCAAATTGTGGCCATACACCGAGGCCAACACTAAATATTACTGGAATGCTAACTGATAAAAGTTACGAAGTGTTAAAGAATTTTCCTAAAAGTATAAATGTAGATGAACTGTGAACTATTAGAAACAATCAAAGGTGCCTTTGATTCTCAAATAAAAAATACATACGAGTTACGAGACGATGACTCTAGAGAAGCTTTTTTAAAAAAGATTGTAGAAAAATATCCCGTAAACGGTAAACCTATGATTGAAGAGATTAATAGTAGTAATCCGTCTCTAGTAATTGATTTAGGTTGTGGATTAAATCAATATAAAAATGTTATTAACAATCTAGTGGGAATTGATATTATTGGGGTACGGGAAGATATTACAGCAGACATTAGCGATTTGTCTGTACACTTTGCAGACCATACTGCCGATGTAGTTCTAGCACTTGGTAGTATTAACTTTGGAACTGACGATACAATTTCACAGCAATTGGCAGAAGTAAAACGCTTGCTAAAGCCCGGTGGTGTAGCTTACTTTAGAGCTAATCAAAACGACCACGATAAAGATCATCAAGGTACATTACGATATTACGATTGGTCTACTGAAAGAGTAATAGAATGGTCCAACAAATTCAACTTTGAAATAGTAGGAGAAGTTGAATTAAAAGAAGGAAGAGCTGGAGTAAATGATCGAATGAATCGAGAATTTGTTGCAAAGAAACGATCTAATATTAGATTATTTTGGAAATGGAAATCAATATGACAAAAGTGTTTGTGTTCGGTGCACCTGGTAGTGGCACACTAAAAGTATCTGAAGAATTATACTCTAGAGACGATTTTAAAAAAATATTTAAAAATGATCCCATCTATAAAAGAGCATCGTTTCCTAAAGATATTAAATGGGCAGATGTACAGCCAGTACTTGATGATAATTATCAAGAAGGACAACTAGAACAATATGAAATTGCTAGCGGTTGGTGGCTTTACAAATATTACCATAAAATAATTGCCACTTACCCTGATGCAATTATTATTTGTGTTAGTAGAAACAGTCAAGAGTCTCTATGTACTATTGGTGTTAATGGCAGCTCTTACGAAGCTATCGAAAATCATGGTGGCGAAGATGCTTACCGAAAACAAATAATAACAGCTGATGTTGAAATATCTAATATAGCAGCGTCATTAAATGCCGACTGGAAATATGTACATAGCGATGAAACTATTTTTGATAAAGAATTTAACTGCATTAATTCAAAAGACGAGTCGCTAGCTAAGCCAGCAACAATTAAAATTGCAGTGGGTAATTTATAATGGATCCGTTAGATCTAGCTAAAAAATTTAATCCTGCTACTTGGGACGGATTCATGGCGTTCCAACATTACACCCACAGTGGAATGAACTTGATTGATGAAGTGAATTCGCTAGATGCCGACTTAGTAATTGATGTAGGTTGCGGACATAATAGATTCAAAGGGCATATTAAAAATTTAATTGGATTCGATCCGCAACCGTTTCCAATGGCAGACATTCAGTCAGATATCGCTAGCATTAACTTTAGACCGGAATCAGCTGATGCATTACTAGTACTAGGCAGTATTCAATTCGGCACTAGAGAAAATGTAAAACAAAATTTAGATAAAGTAGTTACTTGGCTTAAACCGGGTGGCTATATTGTTATGCGTACACTGTATCAGTTTGATACAAATGCAATACCATACGCGGATGTACACTATGCATGGACAGATAAGGATATTGAAGAATTTGGTTCTAGTAATAATTTAACAATAATTAAAGGACCGTTCGTAGATCAGGCGCCAAAATCGAGCAGATTAGTATGGTGGTGGCAAAAAGAAGGCACACTTAAAAAATATTCAATTGACCCGTTAACTTGCAATAGGATAGAACGTACATGAGTAAAAATTTAATTAGAGTTATCCCCCACGATGAATGGGTTGTTAAACAAAAAGCCCTGCAAGAAAAACAACATATATGGGATCAACAGTATCTAGCATATAAACGAGGAGAAGGACCAAAACCTACCTTTAGACATCCTAGAGACTGGTTTGATCCCGATACCGGCAAACCAAGCCGATGGCTTCATGGGAAAACATACGGCAACTACGATGAAACTAGATTCGGACCTGATCCCATTGATAGTGTTATTGATCGACTAGGAATATTTGAAGGTGTTGATTGGCAAGCTGAAATAGAATTTGCAGAAGCAAATAATTTTGGTCCAATAAATTTAATACAGCGAACTGGTACTCCTGAGCATATGGAAAAGACTAGTACGCATTATCCGCACAGTATGGTTAATGATGCTGAAAAGATAGGATTAAAATTAGAAGATTTAATAATGTTCGACAGTGCCAAGCCCGGCGACGGTTGTAGACGTATTGGTAATTTTTTAGGATTAGATTTTGATCAGGCGCAAGAAGGCGCACAACGAGATTACGGATATGACAGTTTTCATATCCAGCGTCCAGGACAAGTATTAATGATGCATCACGATATCTATAGTGCAGTAATACGTGATAAAGACCAAGAGCTTGCATGGCGCCCTGAAAAATTAAAACGATTTGTGATTTTTATGGAAGATTGGAAGCCTGGCCACATATGGAGTGTAGGTAATACTACATGGAGTCACTGGAGAGCAGGTGAATGTATCACATGGAATCATAATGATATGCCTCATGCAACTTGCAACCTATCGAGCAAGTCTAGGTATAGCGTACACTTAACTGGATACCTAACAGAAAAAACTTGGAATTTTTATAATAAAGGCAATCATAACATGCGATATCGTCCTAGAGCAGACGGTCAGGCTGGATTTGATGCATTTCAAAAAAATGAAGACGGTACTGAAACCTTGATATATACTGCTTAATATGAATAATAATTTTAAACTTGTTTTATGTACTGGCGCTCCTGGTTCGGCTTGGAGTATGATTTGTCAACGTATGCGACTTCAGATTGCAGGCTTTGATATGTCGGATCAAAGCCCCGACAGAATGTACAAAATGCCAATTGAGCATACTAAAGATTATACTGTGACTGACGATACGTGGAAATCCTATACTCATAACGGTGCGTACTTTGGGCCGCATCACGAATTTGGTAACACATTTGATAATTTGGCAGAGTGTGATACTAACGAGTTTGTTAGTGAGTGTCTTAAGCCTTTTAGTGATGCAACTAAACCGTTGAAGCAGATTAAAAGCCATTGGTTTGCCTACAACTTAGATTGGATCTGGGATAACTGTAAAGGCCAAGATTTATTGTTAGTGTGGCGCGGTGCCCAGGAATGTAAAGATTGGTGGTATCATATGGGCGGCTTTGGTATCTATTATCCCATTTATAAATGGTACGAAAATGATGAACGTATGTGGGAAAAAATGCAAGAAGAAACAAATAACATTTGGGACTTTGCAGAGAGAAAGGGATTGAAATGGGATAACTATAGTACAGACTGGGTCACTGATCGTTTTCCAAATGCAACGACCCAACAGTTTAAAGCAGAACCTAATATAGCAGACACAATTAAAGTTTGCTATACAACAATTATTTAAGGAATTTAATTATGAGAATGTATATTGTAGCCGGAGTCGTTGGTTCCGGAATTACCGAAGTAGTTGGTCAATTATGGGAGGACCTATTCTCTAGAGGATTTAGATCTTCAAGAATAGTATATGGTCGCAGCGATCGTGTTGATTTTAATTCAACAGAAACTGCCGACGAGTTTATTGCAACAATCGAACAAGATCTTCTTAATCGCGCCAACACTACTGATATTATTATTACAGGAAGTTTGGCGGCAAAATATCACAGAGAAATTAGAGCAAACTGGCCAGACGAATCAATAATTATATTTGTAAGAAAATCAAATGAACAGCGAGGTATTGAAGCTGGGTTATGTCTGCTAGAGACCCATACATCATACGACAGAGAATCGTATGCAGAATTTATAAGGATTCAATTAGACGCATTAGATCAGTCAGTTGAACAGATGAACGCTGCGTGGGTTGACGTTGATGTTAGTAACATGTTTACAGTCGACACTGAAAAGTTATCAGAAAGTGACAACATGACACCTAATCTATTTTTAGTCAATGAGTATACTGGTCCAAAATCAGCAGATTGTGTATTACGACAACTTGCAATTTATTAATTTTTTAACAGCAATTTATAATTTTCATCTATTGCAGTTGCATTAATAAAACTTTTAATTAAGTCAATATCCAGATTGTCCCATGTTACATTTATGTAACTGGGACTTTCTTTTATGCGTTCAGCATGTTGCGCTGTAAGCAGACTAGAAACGTAAGATTTATACTCATCATCTAAATCTTCAGTATATTCTAACTGTTGTTTATTTTCCCAAGCCCAGAAATCTCTATAAGTAGGCTCAATATTTTTTAATGATGTAGTTGACCGCACTTCTACTAATTCATCTAATAGCCTTGCATGGTCATTAATGTATAACGGTTTAAGATTTTTATTCTCAATTGTTATTGGAAATAATGCAGTTGTTTTTAAATATCGATCGATAACATACTCTATATCTAAATCAACTAAGTTAATAACTTTAGCATTTGGGAATCTAGATAAAACGTAATCAGCTGTATCATGTAACACCCATACTAAAGATTTATCACTATTGATAATATTATCTGCACCTGCTGCAGTCATTTGATTATTCCAAACTGTAGAATAGAACGTGTCTAAATCATCTGTATTCCAAAATCGTTCAATTCGTTCGCCGACTAACGGAATCATGTTAGTTGCAGTTCTTCTATCAAAATGGAACGAGCTAATATCTTTACCTTTAACTACATCGCTAGGAAATATCCTCCACGGATATTTCCCGTTACGTATGGCTTCGTACCAAAATACATTATCAAAGCAACATAGGATACGTCCTAATCGATATCCTCCGCCTGCCGGACTTGCTAATATAAAAATTAATTTATCGCTATCAGTATAATTCATTTCTACTCCTAAACCCTTCTCGGGCTGTAAAATACGTTTCTAAATTCAAATTCCATACACTCTGCTCAGTGTCAAATAATATAACTTTTTCTTCTAGACAAGATACTAAACCTTGTTTTTCTAATAATTGGAATACTCGATGACTCTTACTCATAGAAGCAATACCGTCCGGATTACTCCAATTAGTTGTAACTACAAATTTTGTAGCATTAGCTTTTTTAGCCCACTCTATTTCTAACGGTACATGATAGTAGAACGGTAGTGACGACATGTGAGTCTTGCTGACAATACCAAATAAATTTCTATATTCTGGCAATTCTACTCCTCTAAACAATAGCCTAAAAATATCATGACCCACTTGCGGTAAAGGATGACATCCACTTAACCCGATTAACATATCATCTAAGTACGTTAGATAAAACTGGCCTCCGTTATCAATGCACCAGTCTAATTTCATAGCTCGCAAAGAACTGTTATTATGGTAACCTAGCCGGCGACACTTAAAACAAAAATCTTCTAAATCTGCTCTATGGGCAGAGTCATAGACGTAAGTAGTTACCCTTTCTTCGGAGACCATATGTCAATTACCTTGTTAGTTCTTCCAGTATAGTATAACACATTATTTTGTAAAAATACACAATCTTTAGTATGGTACCAGTCGTCGTATATAGATATGTCGCCGTTTACAACTAGTTCACCGTTTACGATTTTCCAATCGCAATAAAATCTATCACCTAACACAGTTGCATTAGCTATAGTAGTAGAATGCACATCCTCAACAGTTTTAAATACTTTGTTTATCGCAATTGGTCCGATTTCGCTCATCCCCCAGTTGGTCATAACAGTTGCGCCTCTTTCTACAAAGGCAGTAACAATATCAGCGGTTACAGGATCTGCGCCAATAGTGACCCAAATACCTGTTAAGTCTAAATTTTGAAAACCTTTGGTCAACATGATAGCTTTTGCATGTAACGGTGTAATATGGGTATGAGTATAATTTTTAATGACTCGAACAAACTCCCATGCATTAAATTTAACAATGTCAACTTGAGCTCCTATACTCAATGCTGGTAAGGTCTGCGCCAGCAGTCCGCCCGCATGGGTAGTCTTACAGCAGGTATAAATTTTACTATTGATAGTAATTTGTTGAGCTTCTAATGCCACCCGACACGCAGCCTGAAGTTTTTCCGGAGTTTGGAAATAAGGTGCTGGCTGTCCGCTAGTTCCCGAACTGTATATAGTAATACCATTTTCCAAAATATATTCGTAATCGATAAGATTCATTGTTGACAGCCAGTTCTAAAAAAGTTATAATAGTATTTAATTGAAGTAAATACACTTAATATCTTTATGAGCCAAACAATGGAAAATTTAACATTTAAAGTAGAAGAAATTTTTGAAGACATTCCGGGAGATCCGGATAATGTTATGATGAAAATTCCTCCCGAGATATGTGAAGCTCAGGGATGGAAGGAAGGCGACACATTGAATATCAAAGTTGAGAATGGTGCAATCATAATAAGCAAACATGGCTAAAAATTCAGAACTAATCGAACTTACTGGAAAAGTTGTTGAAGTGCTACCAAACTTTACTTTTAGAGTAGAGGTTGACAATATGCCAAAGCCCATTGTATGCTACACTAGTGGCAGACTTAAAAAACATAAGATTAAAATCATCTTGGCAGATAACGTACGAATAGAAGTTAGCTCGTACGATTTATCCAAAGGCAGAATAACATTTAGGTTGTGACTATGAACTCCGTTCTCGAGCGTGTAAACACTGTATGTAAAAACGTTCGAACGGCAATTGTTACTCCTACCTCCTTCAAAAAATTAATAGGAGCTGCTCGTCGAGAATTCAAAGAAGCTGATATCGACCTTGTCCTTAAAACCAAAAAAGACAGTTCTTTAGAAAAATCTGGATTTTATGTAATGGCCTATTACGATCCAGATGACGACTTCAACAACGAAACACCGATAGAAGTAGTAATCCATCATCACTTTAACGACTCGGACAGATTCCAACTTAATCAAATAACAGATTTCTTAATACAAATTTTTGATGCAGTTGTACACGAGATTAGACATCAAAGGCAGAGTCGTAAGCGCAATCACGAGACCTTTAGCGAACACATACAAGAACCGTATGCAGCGTACCTAGCAGATCCTGATGAATTAGACGCCTACGCATTTAGCATAGCCATAGAAATACTTAGAGTAATGCCCAAGTCCAAGGCCAAAATATACATGACTAGAATGCACATACTAGCCAAAATGAGAATTGGCCCAATGTATGTTAGTACTAACTTACATGCCTACGTGGGAAATTTTAAAAACAATCCGTTACTTAAAAATCTAGCCAAAAAAATATACAAGCATATAGAATCGATTGACAGAACCTACATCTTTGTGTAAAATATAGGTTAGTTTAGCAACTTATACGGAGCGGTTACAATGACAGAATTTTCAGTAAAACAAGTTTTAGAATTGGCTTGCGCCGCCCAACGGGTCAACGGCGACTATGTTAAAGAAACCGTTTGGGTCTACGATGACAACTTGAAGCCCCTGTACCGTAAAGAACCAAATAAATTCCTAATGTTGTTTACCCTAGGATGCCAACCTCATTATGATGACGTTAATCGTCCAGAGTTGCTAACGATTACAGATCAAGATAGATCGCAAGCTGAGGACATACAAAAGCATTTTCGAAAGTTTATGTTTGGTGCAATCGCAGGAGAAAACGAATTTCAAACAGAAGTTAATACTATTCTCAATAGCGATACAGTTAAACAAAATAAATTTGGATTCATAGCCTGCTTACCTAGCGTAATGGTTCGAGATGTTAAACGCAATACAGTTAAACGATCCTTACGTGATTGCGATAACGAACCGTTGGCTCAAGTTGACGTAAAACTGAAAGATTTAGATTGTGAAATTATTGAAGTAAAACGTTCAAATAACTTTGATGCATGGAATATTTCTGCTATAATTAACAATAAGATTGTCAGCTGGTTTAGTAAGGTTGAATTAAAAACAGGGCCTTGTGTTGTAATCAAGGCCAAGGTAAAAACGCACGGCGAGAACTGGTCTACTAAGAAAGTTGAAACTCGCCTTAACTTTGTAAAGGCAGCTCAATGATGTTATCCAACCAGAAGGTGCAAGAAAAATGAAACAAGAACTAGATAAATTGCTGTGCGAAAAGTATCCAAAGATGATGGTCAACCGTACAAAGCCCATGATGGAAACTTGTATGTGTTGGGGTTTTGAATGCGGCGATGGGTGGTTCAATATCCTGGATCAGCTTATGGGCAATATTCAGCATCACATTGATTGGAAAGAGAAACAACGTCGATGGGCTATCGAGTACAACGACATGGCCGCTCAGGCTAAGGCTGGTAACTTTGATCTGTTCGAAGAAACTACAAAGGCTCAACCTAATGACCAATATAAAGAAAAACGACTAGCAGAAATCGTTGCTGGAGACTTTAGAGAAGTGCCAGAGTCTATTCCGCAAGTTACGCTGGATCAAGTTAAAGAGAAATTTGGAACATTACGGTTTTACTACTCGGGCGGTGATGACGTTATCGATGGTATGGTACGTATGGCAGAAAGCATGACTGGAGTCACTTGTGAAGGTTGTGGCAATCTCGGCGAACGTCGTGGTGGTGGATGGATACACACTTATTGTACACCGTGTGAAGAAGCACGTGAGCTAGCACGTAAACAAGCAGACGAAGAATATTTGGCTAAGAGAGAATCAAAATGAAACAAACCTGTGCTATATGCCGTAAACCAGTTGAACCAAATTGTGATTGGCAACAAGGACGTTGCCCCCACAGACCTAGTATGTTTGAACAAATTATGAGCGATCCCTATAAGACTAGATTTTATAATTTATTCAAAATGTTTAGCTCGAAAAAGAATGACAACTCATAGTTTTGATGTTACAATACAATGGAACAACGAAAATGTTCCGTGGTGGAATGAAACGTGTGCGTTAGTACTAGAAGTATTTGGACTTCCCGGACATAGATTTGTGTACCACCCGTACGAGGATTATATGACTTTTTCGTTTACTAGCGAAAAAGATGCATCACTATGTAAAATACTGTTGTCGGAAAGATTATGAAAATTAAACTTGTATCAGACCTCCATTTGGAGTTTTCGGATTGTTACATCAACAATAACGAAGGCGCCGATGTATTGATTTTGGGTGGCGACATTATGATTGCCCAGGATCTGCACGATCATCATGCGGCTGACTTTAATCCCTACAGCAATGGCGCATTAGCCGACCTTAGCCGTAAAATGCAACGAGTTGCTCGCTTCCGTGATTTCTTTAAGCGTTGTAGTTTTCAGTTCCCGCATGTTATCTACATTATGGGTAATCACGAATTCTACAATGGTAAGTTCTATGCTGGCATCGATTACATGCGAGAAGAAATTGCCAAGTACCCTAACATCTATATGTTAGAGCAAGATACTAAGATTATCGACGATGTTGTGTTTGTTGGCGGTACTTTGTGGACTAACATGAACAAGCGTGATCCACTTACAATGCATGCCATTGAAGGTATGATGAACGATTTCCGTATTATCCGTAACGACAAGAGAAACTATGCGGCTATGAGTGCGTTGGATGTTGCTATTCGTCACGATAAGACACTGGGCTATATCAAGCATATTGTTCAGGAACACAAGGACAAGAGGTGTGTTGTAGTCGGGCATCACAGTCCTAGTTTCCAAAGTGTGCATGAAACTTATCAAGCACAGACTTTGATGAACGGTGGCTACCATAGCGACTTGAGTGAGTTCATCATGGATCACCCACAGATCAAACTGTGGACACATGGTCACACCCATCATCCGTTTGATTACATGATTGGTGAAACCCGTATTGTGTGTAACCCTCGTGGTTACGAAAACGATGGTTACAGCGAAGAAACTGGCTGGGATCCTACTAAAATTTTGGAGATTTAAAATGGCTGAAGAAAATGTAAACATTGTAGAAGTTGTGCGGACTACTGCTAAAAATATGTACGAGATGCTGATGCAACTAGCTGGTCATATTGAAGCACTAGAAAATGAAAATTCAGAACTTAAGGCAAAGTTATCAGATGACTTTAAATGAAAAAGATTTAGCCATGTTTAAAAAATGGCTTTGTGGACATTTAAGGCTAGGTCCAGTTACTGTAATATTCACTAAGAAAGACGGTACCGAACGAGTGATGGAATGTACAACCGCTCCATCACTTGTTCCTGTAGTAGCTGAACCAGTACACTATACTAACACAGACAACCCTATTGATTTTCCTGTTGCTAAAAAGGAAAGAAAAATCAATGAGGATGTGATGCCTGTATATGACCTTGAAAGTTTAGCATGGAAAAGTTTTCGATGGGATTCAATTAAACAAGTGAGCTTTAAGCTATGAAGCAATATGTAGAGGAAACCTGCGAAGTTATATGTGAAGACAACGGTAGAAAGTTTGTTGCAGATATATTGAATTTTAGGGCAGGTCAAAATATTACAATTAGTTTGGAAAAAAGCATTAGAATTGAACTTAAATGGAATCGAAGAGTATACGAAGGTTTTTTTGGTGGTAAAAGTTTTATCACCGATGGGCCAGTTATTCGTAATGTAAGACAAGGAAGATAATATGAAAATCGGACTAAGCTATAGTCGTTGCGTGAGAGATATTGTTGACGGCAAAGTAGACATTGCTGATGTGCTAGTATTGATTACTCGCACAGATTTCGATCCGCGTGATGCTGGCCAATGGTCGTCTATTTGGACTGGCTACGGAGGAGGTACAGAAAATGCCTACAATCGTGGATTTTTTAGTCATAGTAATCCCGAATGGGCAGACTATAATGCCGAAGATGAAGATCGCTTCCGTTCAGTGAGTATTGAACTGTGGGAGTCAGGTAAACTTCACCAACCCCGCAAGTTCGGTGCTCACCCTGCTCGCCGTCGAGAAATTTGGCTAGAAGCAGTTCTGCCAAGTAGTGAACTGGAAACCAATCCAGCCGCTAAGAAAGCGTGGGACAAGTTCCAAACAGTTGCTGGCCTTACGAATGTCGAACTAGACGACAAGTATCAATAATTCGAGCAACGATGCGCAAATAATATGTAACAATGTCATTGACACTAGTCGATATTGTTGTTATAATAGACACACTAAGCAACACATTAAGGCAATTGAAATGTCGTATTTTTTAAAGTCAGGAAACACATTCCGAGTTTCTAGCAAAGAAGCTATGGATCTGCACGATATGTTACCAGCTGGTAACTATGTAGTTAAAGAGATGCCAATGGACGGCCCTCTTTACCTTGAGCATATTGAATCATTTGAAATCAAAGGTAAACGCTACGGCGACCTTGACAAGAACACCGATCGTATCTTGAATACATTTATGGATCGTAGTTCATCTACTGGCGTTATGCTAGCAGGTGAAAAAGGATCTGGTAAGAGTTTGCTGGCCAAGAACTTGGCCATCGAAGCTGCAAAGCGCATGAACATTCCTTGTATTGTTATCAATGCTCCGTGGGTTGGTGACAAGTTCAACGCATTTATGCAGATGATTGAACAACCATGCATGGTTTTGTTTGACGAGTTCGAAAAGGTCTACGATAGCGATGACCAAGAGAAAGCATTGACTTTGCTTGACGGTGTGTTCCCCAGCAAGAAGTTGTTCGTATTGACCTGTAACGACAAGTGGCGTATTGACCAGCACATGCGTAACCGTCCAGGCCGTCTATACTACATGTTGGACTACAAAGGACTGGATGCCAACTTTATCACTGAGTACTGCAATGATAACTTGAAGCCAGACTTGCTCAAGCATACTGAAAAGCTATGCCAAATTGCGTCATTGTTTGCTCAGTTCAACTTCGACATGCTGAAGGCAACTGTTGAAGAAATGAACCGCTATAACGAAGAACCGCAAGATGCACTCCGTATGTTAAACGTCAAGCCGGAGTTTGACTCGGGTAACAAGTTCACTATGAAGGTTATCCGAAACGGTGAGGAAGTTAAATCTGACGACATCGAAACTAACGAATGGAAAGGTAACCCGCTGCAAGGCGAAGTTCGAATCCACTTGAAAGAATACGAAGATACTCGAGATGAAGACGGTGACCTGGATTGGAACTGGGGTGCCATTCGATTCACTCCAGCAGAGTTGAAGAAGATTGACAGCCAAACTGGCAAATTTGTTTTTGCCAATGCCAACGGTGTTCAGCTTGTTTTGAGCAAAGTTAAAGAGCAGAACTTTTCATACTACGATGCGTTCTAAATGGGAACACAGACAGACTATTTTAATAAGATAGGCTACAAGCCCAAATACTTTATCGGTGATAGAGTGTTTGGGCGATGGAATAAGATTCCGTTTATCGGCTCGGTTGGTAACGACCGCTGCATAGACGGAGTTAATCCCGAAATAACAATCCATTTGGATTTGCCAATTAAGATCAACAATACTGTACACAATTTTATCATAGTCAAACATAAAGATGTTAAACAGTTAGTAACTTGGTAGTGTTAGCCAAAATAGCTTGACTATAATTATTGTTAGTGTTATACTTAAAGCATAAATAAAACAAAGCAATGCGATAGACGCAAAGCTGACATTATTGAAAGGATTTTTCAATGTCTAGAAAATACGATACCCTTGTCCTTATTGGACGTTTTCAACCCATACACAATGCTCACTTAGAGATTATCAAACGTGCTACTGCACTTTGTGATCAGCTGGTAATTATTACAGGCAGTGCCGCACAACCCCGTACTTACAAAAACCCATTTACCTCCGCTGAACGTGAACGCATGATCAAATACGCGGCCGGCGGACTTTCAATGTTTATCAACGTTGAAGAAAACCCAGACACTATCTACAATGACCAAGCATGGGCAGTTCGTGTTCAGGCACTGGTTGCTAAACACACTAAGCCTGGAAGCAAAGTTGGCATCATTGGACACAAGAAAGATGACAGCTCATTCTACCTTGACATGTTCCCACAATGGGGCTTTGAGAATGTAGAGCTGATTGAGTTCTTGAGCGCAGTTAACATTCGTGACCTGTACTTTAAACGTGATGTTAACATGAGCTTCATCAAAGGCGTTGTGCCAGAAAGCACTTTCAATTTTTTGGTTGAGTTCAAAGACAGCCCAGAGTACGAACAAATCATCCGAGAACGTGAGTTTGTTATCAACTACAAGAAGCAATACGCAAGTTTGCCTTATCCTCCAATCTTCAGTACAGCCGATGCAGTTGTAATACAAAGTGGACACATCTTGCTGATCAAACGCCGTGCTGAGCCAGGTAAGGGATTGTGGGCATTGCCAGGTGGTTATGTCAACGCTAACACTGACAAGTCGGTAGAAGATGCTGCCATCCGTGAGCTTCGTGAAGAAACACTGATCAAGGTGCCTGCTCCTGTACTGCGTGGATCGATTGTGCGTAGCAAGGTCTTTGATGCAGTCGATCGTAGCCCACGTGGGCGTATTATCACTCACGCATTCCATATCCAATTGCCCGACGGCGAACTGCCCAAAGTAAAGGGATCAGACGATGCTGAAAAGGCACGTTGGGTTCCTATCGCAGAGGTTCGAAGCGAAGAATGCTTTGAAGACCATTTTGAAATCATCCAACACTTTTTAGGAGCATAAAATGAACGAACGAATTCTAAAACTTGCTGAACAATGTCATCATCGGTACTCTGAGCACAACATTGATTTGGAAAAGTTCGCCGAGTTGATTGTCAAGGAATGTTATCTGTGGGCCAAAGAAAATGGTGGCTTGGGCTGTGAGGAAGATTTTGAAGCGTTAAAAGAACATTTCGGAGTTGAAGAATGAAACAATTAGCTATTGATGGTGATACCGCAGATCGCATCACAGTTCTTACTCTCAAGGACTATGCTAAGTACCTGCGTAAAGAATTAAAACAGTTTAAAAAAGGCGAGTATCTACATCCAGAAGATGTAGCTGGCAACATTCGTCGCATTGAAGCAATTGAATTTATTTTAAAGGACTTTCCAAATGTTGAAACACGCTAAAGGTAATCTACTTGACCTGGCAGAAGCGGGAGACTTTGACATTGTAGTACAAGGCTGTAATTGCTTTAACACTATGGGCGGCGGCATTGCTCGTGAAATCCGTGAACGCTACCCTATGGCCGCAGAGGTAGATAATGAAACACTAAAGGGCGACTACCGTAAGTTAGGTAACTGGACCACAGCATTCACTGGAAAGTTCTTGATTGTCAACGCCTATACACAGTATAATATGAGTCAGGGCACAGATGTGTTTGAATACACTGCGTTCCAATTAATATTAGATAAGCTGGTCTTTGTTTATCCAGGCAAACGGATTGGCCTGCCCTACATTGGATGCGGACTTGCCGGCGGCGAACAAGAAACTATCGTTGACATGATCGAAGTATTTGCCAAAAGAGTTGCCCGAAAAAGCGGCACAGTTACACTAGTAGAATTTGTTCGATAAAGAAAGAAAATATGAGTGATCCATTAGAAGAAGCAGCCGCAGTAACCGAAATGTTGTTAGCTGAAAGTTTACGTATGCGAGCCAAAGTACCGGAAAAGACTGGACTATGTTTGGCTTGCGAAGACCCAACCGAAGGTGCATTCTGCTCAAAAGAATGCAGAGAAGATTACGAACGAATGGAAAGAATTAAAACCATTCGTGGTAAGAAATAGTTGACACTAGATGGGCTAGATGTTATACTATAAACAAGTCCAAGCGATAGACGCAGACGACTTAAGAAGTAAAATAAAGGAACTTTATTATGAAACTCGCAAAAAATCTTATTCTCAACACTGACAGTTATAAAGTCAGTATGTGGAAACAATATCCAGCAGGTACCACCGGTGTATACAGTTACATTGAATCCCGAGGCGGGCGATACGATCGTACTGTATTCTTCGGACTCCAGGCTTTTATCAAAGAGTACCTTCTCGAACCCATCACTCAATCAGACATTGATGTCGCTGACGAAATCCTTACCGCACACGGTGAGCCTTTCAACAGAGCAGGATGGCAATACATACTTGACAAGCACCGTGGATTTCTCCCGGTTGTCATTCGGGCAGTTCCAGAAGGAACAGTGGTGCCCGTCAAAAATGTACTTGCAACTATTGAAAACACAGACCCAGAATGCTTCTGGTTGACCACTTGGTTGGAAACTGCCTTGCTTCGTGCAGTGTGGTATGGTACTACTGTGGCAACACAGAGTTATACAATTAAACAAGTCATTCTTGACTACTTGGAGAGAACTGGTGACCCTAGTACTATTGATTTTAAGTTACATGACTTTGGTGCTCGTGGTGTTAGCAGTTTGGAATCGGCTGGCATTGGTTCTGCCGCCCACCTTGTCAACTTTATGGGCACTGATACTATTAGTGGTGTTTTGTTTGCTCGTGAGTATTACAATGCCGGTATCGCTGGCTTTAGTATCCCAGCCGCAGAACACTCAACTATTACCAGTTGGGGTCGTGACGGGGAAGTAGATGCTTATCGTAATATGCTTAATAACTTTGCTTCACCTGGTAGCATTCTTGCTGTCGTGTCGGATAGTTATGATATCTATAATGCAGTTGAAAACCTCTGGGGTGGAGAACTACGACAACAAGTTATTGACAGCGGTGCTACAGTTGTTATTCGTCCAGACAGTGGTGACCCTGTTGAAGTTAACCGTAAGTTGATTGAGATCCTCGGATCAAAATTTGGCTACACTACTAACAGCAAAGGCTTCAAAGTACTCAACAATGTGCGTCTGATCCAAGGCGATGGCATCAACGAACTTACTGTTCGTACAATCCTTGGTGCGTTTATGGCCATGGGATGGAGTGCCGATAACATTGCATTTGGTATGGGCGGCGCCCTGCTACAGATTGTGGATCGCGATACACAGCGTTTTGCAATGAAAGCTTCGAGTGCGGAGATTAACGGTAAATGGATCGATGTACAAAAAGATCCAATTACTGACGCAGGTAAGAAGTCAAAGGCGGGTCGTGTTACCTTGTGGACCAACAGTGGCGGCGAGTTTGCTTCTAGTGTTGCCGCACCTACTGGATGGACTGACAAGGGTATCGGAGAATGGACTGAAGCATTAGTTCCAGTGTTTTGGAACGGCAACCTTCACAAAGATTACACCTTTGACGAAGTTCGGGCAAATGCTCGTAAATAATAAAAGGGCTTCGGCCCTTTTATTTTGGCTAATTTTCTCTCAATGAGTTCAACTTTTGGCACCATTGACAGTTGACAATGCTCGAGATCCTTGCTATAATACATACATAGCGAAACACACACAGAAAGGTTTTTAGATGATTATTAACAACACTCCGCAAAACGAAGCAGTTTTGAGTAACGTTGGCGAAATTGGCGAGTTCCGTATTCGTAACTCTGCCAAAGCGTTTAGTATTTTGAGTTCAGGCTTGTATGCCAACAAGGTTCGTGCTATTGTGCGTGAATTGAGTTGTAATGCTGTAGACAGTCATACTGCCGCTGGCAAACAAGATACTCCATTTGATGTACATCTGCCAAATACTTTGGAACCTTGGTTTGCTATTCGCGACTACGGAACTGGACTGAGCCATGAACAAGTTACTAATATCTACACAACCTATTTTGAATCTACTAAAACAGACAGCAACGACTACATTGGTGCGTTGGGTTTGGGTTCTAAGTCTCCTTTTAGTTACACTGATAACTTTACTGTAACCGCTATCAAGGACGGCATCAAGGGTATCTATACTGCTTTCATTAACGAATCGGGCGTACCTAGTATTGCTAAGATGATGGACGAAGCTAGTGATGAGCCATCGGGTGTTGAAGTTAAGTTCTCAGTTAACGATCGTTGGGACTTTGACAAGTTCCGTCAAGAAGCTCGTCAAGTTTATACATACTTTAAATTGCGGCCTGTTATCTCAGGTAACTCCGACTTCACATTTGTCAATGTAGAGTACGAAACTGAAAATATTATTCCAGGAGTGCATTGCTACAAAAGTGCCAGCCGTAGTGTTGCTATTATGGGTAATATTGCCTATCCAATCGATGTGCCTGCTGCAGACACTAACCTAGGTGAATTGCGGGCATTGTTGAACGGTGGATTAGAATTGCACTTTGCCATCGGTGAGTTGGACTTCCAAGCATCGCGTGAAGGCTTGTCATATATCCCAAGCACTATTGAAAGCATCAAACGAAAGTTAGAGGCTGTTAATACACAGTTGGCCGTTCATATTGCTACGGAAGCAGATGCCATTGCTAACTTGTGGGAACGTGCAGACTTTCTTGTTAAAAAGAGAAGCAACGGACTTTGGTCTGCAGCTGTCAATAAGTATGCCATTGACACTAAATTGTCCACATTAGACACAGGCCGGTACGGCGGTGTTGCTTTGTTTAAATTAGGTGTTGAGGATCTTGCTAAGAAATTCAACATTGCGCTCAAAGGTATTCAACGTACTCGAGGTAGTAAAACTTGTACCACACTAAAGCCCAATACAGATTACGATAACAAAAAGGACGTCAACGGACAATGGGTCTACCTTAACATGTGGAGTATCACTTGCGATGTGAACGCACATTTTGTTATCAACGATACTAAGATTGGTGCTGTTGAACGTGCTAAGTTTCACTATCGCAATCAAAAGGATCAAACAATTCACAGCCAAAATGTGTTTGTGTTGGAACCAGCTGATCGCACCAAGGATATGAAAGTCAAAGCGTTCTTCAAAGCAATTTGTAACCCTCCTGTTAAAAATATTTTCAATGCTAGTACATTAGAAAAGAAAGTACGTGCCGACAGCGGTTTGGGCAAGAACGTCACTATCATGTGTTTGCAAGAACGTGGCTCAGGTGGTTACTATCGTGAGAAAGAAATGGTGTGGCGTGATGCTGGTAAGAGCGACAGCTTTGATCCAGCTACTACATTCTATTACTTGCCGTTGAGTGGCTTTGAAGTTATCAGCAAGTGCGGTATGAGCAACGTTAAGGAGTTCTACAACGATTTGAAAGAGTGCGGTTTGACTGGCTTGAAGACCACTATCTACGGGGTGCGTAAAGGCGATATCGACGTTATTAAAACCAAAGCAAATTGGATTAATATTGAAGACCATATTGCTAAAGAATTGGCTAAGCCAATCGATAACAAACTTGTAATGAGTTTGGTGATGCAGGCTGTTGACAATTTTAACTTGTTGCAATATAATAGCAACATCGTATATCATATTGCCGATAGCAATAGCCCATATGTTAAATTGGTAACACAATTTAACGGGTTCGAAAAGATTCGCTATAGCGAACTGAGTTTAAAGCGACTGTGCCAACGTTATGCTACTGGTGTAACTTTTAACCCAGAAGCGCAAGTCCAGAAGTTTGTTGATGAATGTGCAACCATTAGCAAACGTTACCCGTTGCTGCAGTTCTTGCGTTCTGCTCCTAACGAAGATGTTGCCGAGTATGTAAATTTGATTGACACCCAGAAAGGTTTTTAAAAATGGCTTATCCATATTTGATTCAAGGCTCTAACATTGTTGTTGTAATTGGCAACAAGAGCCACACTATTAGCAAGACTCACATCACTTATACAAAAGTGCTGGAAGCAATTAAAGCAGGTGATTGGGATTCTATCCCAGACATTATCGAACCTAAAAAGGTTGTGCTGAACTATGGTGCTGGCAATGTCAGTATCCAGGGCGAAACACTCTACTGGAAAGGCAAGGAACTGAACACTGGACTATCAGTGCGTATGATTCAAATGTTGCAAGATGGTTTCCCTATCGAGCCCATGGTTAACTTCATGGAAAACTTGTATTCAAATCCAAGTCATCGTGCAGTTACAGAACTGTACGGATTCTTGGAAAAGTGCAACTTGCCAATCACTCCAGACGGACACTTTCTTGCCTACAAGAAAGTACGTGAAAACTACAAGGATGTCCACAGTGGCACTATGGATAATAGTGTTGGACAAGTTGTTGAAATGGAACGTCACGAAGTTAACGACAATAAGGATCAAACCTGTTCAACTGGTCTGCACTTTTGTTCACAAAGCTACTTGACTAGTTTTGGCGGTGAACGTACTGTTATTGTTAAGATCAATCCCCGTGATGTTGTTTCGATCCCAAGTGACTATAACGATGCTAAGGGTCGTGCTTGCCGCTACGAAGTTATCGGCGAACTCAACGTTGATCCAGCAGATGCGTTTACTAAACCAGTGCATACAACTGCAGTCGGTAGTCAACCTGTACACGCAGGTCCTAAGTCGGGTAATAGTGCGTTTTATGCAGGCTACTCAGCAGGTTATCAAAATAGCTACAATGCCACTGATGACCACTACGGCAAAGATCGGTTGAACTATCGCGAAGGTTTTGAAAAGGGCACCGATGACAGATTGTACAGCGGTAACGAACGATATCGTTACGAATCAAAAGTGCCAGCAACTCCACGGGGTTGGACACGACACGCTGATGGTAAGATTAGTCCACCATCGGGATTCGTAGCAGTCGCTCAAACGGGTGCGTGGCCCTTTCCAACTAAGGGCTAATATATGATTAGACTTTGGTTAGCATTTGCCGTACTTGCCGTTCTTATTCACTTTGGCATTAGTGCTTGGAGAAAGATGGACGGTAAGGACCAATTGGCCTTGACAAAAAGCATAGGCTATAGTATACTTGTATCACTGGCAACAGTAATGTTGATGGCAGTACTGGTAATTTTATTTTAAGGTGTTGTATGATCAATGATCGAGTCCTTAGACCCTTGTATTTTGCATTGGGTTTTGTAGTTTGTTTTTATCTTTTTTCCACTGGAGTTCTTTAAATGAAGCGTTTTTTCACTCTCTCTATTTTGGCTGCTGCTGTTTTGGCAACAGGTTGTACTCGTATTGAAACCGGTGAAGTCGGTGTGCGAGTTGGTTTTGACAAGCAGGTCCAAAGTGGAGAACTGCTTCCAGGTTCGTTCAATCAGGTACTAATCGGCGATGTGCTTACATTCCCAATCAAGGACGTCAACGTTATACTGGAGAATATGACTCCCGTGGCCAAAGATAATAGCACTATGAAAGACTTTGATGCTGTAGTTGTTTACAACATCAACCCGCAACAAGTTGCTGAGTTGTATTCAACTAAGAACAAGAGCTTTCACGCTGAAGCTAAAGGCGACACTTACGTGATGTATAACTACATTGTGCAGAATGCTCGTAATGCCATCTACAAGGCTGCACGAAAGTACGAAGCACTGGACATGGCAGACAACCGCACTGACATGGAAAACTACATCAAAGAAGAAATCACTCGCAACCTTGCTGAAGAAAAGTTGGACGGCAGTATCATGATTAATCAGGTTATGATTCGTAATGTTGTACCTAGCGATACTGTAGTCGAATCGGCTAATGCATTGGTCCGTTCAAAGAACGAATTGAAGCAGAAGGAAGTTGAAGTTAAGACTGCCGAAGCCGAATCGCGTCGTATGGCAGCACTTGCTAACAACTCAGGTAGCTCAATTGCATTCATGCAAGCACAGGCCATGTTGAATATCTCCGAAGGTATCAAGAACGGCAAGGTACAGACTATTGTTGTTCCTAGCAACTTCAATGCATTGATGATGCCTAAGTAATATGCTCTGGACTCTAATACTATTCGCACACGTTGGTATGATGAGTGATAAGGATTCCATGGCGCTGACTTCAGTGCCTGGTTTCCGAACTCAACAAGAATGTGTAGCAGCCGGCAAAACTGCTGAAAGAATGGCTACTGGAACAACTAAGGTTATGAAGTATACTTGTGTAGAAGTTACCAAATGAGTAATCTCTGGTTTAATATCAGATTTGGATCGAGACATTTCCAGTTCTCTAGAGACTGGGAAGTCTCCTTCCGTATTAATCCGTATTGGATTGAAAACACACCCACTACGTGGTTTGCAGTATATTGTCTATTTGGAAAGCAGATAGGGGTCTAGTATGTTTGATTGGTTTAAAAAGCGAGACTATAGTAACGTGATTAAATTTCCAGAAACAAAAGCAGTTCCAGATATTCCGTACGTTGTTCCACCGGAGCCAGAAAAGCCAGCTAAGATTTTTTATCGTATTGGCGTTACTGATAACAACCGGGTTGCATTCAGTATGGGCATGTCAGAAATCACAATGACTAAGTTAGGTTGTCAACAAATGATCGATCAGCTTGAAGTGTTTATGAATCAGCTAGGGGATGGGCAATGTCAGGACGAGGAATAATTGCACAGCAAGACGATGAGGTTTGCGAAATGTGCGGCAAAGTAGACGAGTGCAGGCCTTATGGACCAAACGATGAAAACATCTGTTTTGATTGTGCTATGCTAGATAACGAAACAACTACACGCAAAATGGAAGCGTATATTTTTGGAGAAAATAAGTAATGCCTAATTTAGTACCAATGGTTATTGAGACCGAAGCAAAAGGCGAACGTGCCTATGACATTTATAGTCGTTTGCTCAAAGACCGTGTTGTAATGCTAGACACGGATGTTAACGAGCATACATCGAGCTTGCTGGTTGCTCAGTTACTCTTTATGGAGAGTCAAGGTAATGAAGACATTAGCCTGTTTATTAACAGCCCAGGGGGGTCCGTTACCGCTGGTCTTGCTATTTACGATACCATGCAATTTATCCGCCCCGATGTAGCAACCTACGTGATTGGCCAGGCTTGTTCAATGGGCTCGTTCCTTGCACAGGCAGGAGCTCCCGGCAAACGTTTTGTGCTTCCCGAGGCTCGCACAATGATTCACCGTGTTAGTTCAGGTACCCCTGGCACACGTGGTAGCGTACACGTACAAGAACTACAGTTTGAAGATGCTAAACGCAGCTTTGAAGAAAGCCAACGTATCAATAAGCGTCTAACAGAGCTATACGTTAAGCACAATACAGCGGGTAAAACCTACGAAGAGCTGTTTAGTGACATGAAATTTGACACATTTTTGAGTGCAGACGAAGCTGTAAAATACGGATTGGCTGACAAAGTCATTGAAAAACGCCCGTAAAGTGCGTACATAATGATTACCCGTAGTACACTATAAATACTAATGTCTAGGAGTGTACTATGGCCCGTCAGGCTTTTAATTGGTCCTTATTGGATCGTAATACGTTGTACTCAATGCTCTACAGTCTCAAATCAGAGATTGTAGATAGACGCTTACCTATTGGTGAAATTACCAAACTGTTAAGTAAGCATATTAAAAGCCATCTTCCAGTTAAAGTGCGTAGCAGTAGATACAAGCCTGTTAAAGCTGGAGAACTTTGGGTAGGCGGGGCTTACTACAGTCATTTAGACAAAGCTAAAAAGAAACGTTTCATTGAAGTAGAATTGGCTTTTCCAACAACAGCCGATACTATGAAGACCAGTCTGTATCGTTGGGAACGTATTTGTTGCTTATTTGCCGATACAATTTTACACGAAATTATACACACACGGCAATATCGAGCCCGCAATTTTAAAGATATTCCCGGCTACGAAAGTACAGCCTACTATGCCAAAGATCGCAAAGAGCAAGAGTATTACGGCGACAGAGATGAGATGGGCGCACACAGTTTCAATCTAGCACAAGATATGATTGATAAATTCGGTTTCGATACTCGAGCTATTAAAGAATATTTGGACAGTCCAGTACCAAAACGTGTTCGTCCAAATGGTTGGGGACGCTTTATGAAGTCATTTGAGTACGATCATAGCCACCCAAAAGTGTGTCAAATGAAGCGTAAGATTATGACTCAGTTAGAAAATGCCCACAGCGGTAAACCATTCAAGACATCAAATCACTTGACATACTAGTCTCTAGGCTGTATAATAAACAATTATACAGTTAATTATCGGAGTCAAACATGAGTCATTGTGCTAATCATATTTGGTCGTTAGAAAGCCATCCTTCTCGCCTTAATAAAGAAGCTATTATTGAAGCTATTGCCAAAGAAGGTAATGACGAGTTCTTTCATGGGTGTCAGTTGGCGCTAGATCCGATGGTTACATTTGGTATTAAACAAGTAAAGGAAAAACATGATCAAGACGGCCCTGGGCTACCTTGGGATACTTTTGTTAGCATCATTGGCGGTTTTCGTAATCGTACAGTCACCGGGAATGCTGCAAGAGATACACTTGAGGAAATGATGTCATTGGCCACTAAGGCCGAATGGAATGGTTGGTACCGACGCATTCTTATCAAAGACTTACGTTGCGGTACTAGTGAAAAAACAATTAACAAGGTTGTAGAGAAAGATTATGCCGCTTATACTATACCTATCTTCAGTTGTCAGCTTGCTCATGATAGTGCTAATCACGAGACGAAGGTCACGGGTAAGAAAATTCTCGAGGTTAAGTTGGATGGGGTTCGAGTTATTACTATTGTATATCCTGATGGGCACGTCGATCAGTTTAGCCGTAATGGAAAAGAGTTGGTAAACTTTCCGCATGTTAAAGAACAAATCTCTGCTGTAGTTAAGCAAGATCCGCCGCCGTACCCTGTAGTCTTAGATGGTGAGATTATGAGTGGTACTTTCCAGGACTTGATGAAGCAGATTCATCGTAAGAGTAGTGCCAAGGCAAATGATGCTGTGCTTAACTTGTTCGACTTTGTTCCCCTCGCTGACTTTGAAAAGGGCGAGTGGGATAAAGCTCAAACAACTCGTAGTATGATGCTCAAAGCCTGGTTTGAAAAGAATGAAGCAGCATTGCCCAACGTAACAGTTGTGGCACAAGAAACTGTAGACTTGGATACTGATGCAGGCCAGAATCGTTACAAAGAAATCAACGCATTGGCCATTGCCGGTGGCTACGAAGGTATCATGTTAAAAGATGCCGACGCGGGTTATAAGTGCAAGCGATCAGTTGCGTGGCTTAAATTAAAGCCATTCATCGAAGTGAGTCTAACAGTAGTTGCTACTGAAGAAGGTACAGGTAAGAACGCAGGTAAGATGGGTGCATTGGTATGCGAAGGTGTTGATGACGGTAAGGATATTCGGGTCAATGTTGGTAGCGGCTTTTCTGATCAACAAAGAGACGACTTTTGGAATTGTAGAGTTGATGGTCAAATTGTAGAAGTCCGTGCCGATGCTATTACGCAGAATCAAGACGGTACATATAGTCTGCGATTTCCACGCTTTAAATCATTCCGGGGGTTCGAACTAGGAGAGAAAATATGATCGGCAGTCATTGGAAAGATAAAGACAATAATAAATTTGTAGTGTTACATGAGGTTGTTGTAGATGGGCATGTTTGGATACATTATAGAGATGTGTTAGGAGATCCTCCCATTGAGCATAGTTGTTATAAAATAAGTTTTTTAGAGCAGTTCACGCAGGTAGATTAAATATATTTTCAAAAGGAGTAATTTATGTTTGGAACAAATTATACAGGTGGTATGTCATATCGTTCTGCCACTGATATTAACTCGGCAATGGGCAGAGTTTATGGTAACATGAGTCTAGCGGTGCTGACCAGTATGGTTGTCAGCTACCTAGTAGGCACGTCACCTGAATTACTGGCATTCTTTTTTACTGGTGTATTAAAATGGATTGTGATTTTTGCACCACTAGTGGCAATCTTTGCCTATAGTTTTGTCAGTGACGGTTGGTCACGCAGTGGTCTACAGCTATTCCTACACGGTTTTGCCGCTCTTATGGGATTGAGCTTTGCCACAATTTTTGCCGTGTTCACTATGGGTAGTATTGTGTCGGCATTTATGGGCGCTGCAATACTATTCGGAGTAATGAGTGGCTATGGATACTTTACTAAGAAAGACCTCAGCGGTGTTGGTCAATTTATGATTATTGGTCTAATTGCCATTATCATTGCTAGTATTTTTAATATTGTTATGGCTAGTTTTTGGCCTGGTGCGATCGATAACTTGTTGTTTAGTATGGTAATTAGTGCTTTGGCAATTATTATCTTCCTTGGCTTAACTGCCTACGACACACAACGTATTCGTGAGATGGTCAGTGTTGATAATGACGGTACTGAAGAAGTTCGCGGTGCATTAACTTTATACATGGACTTCATCAACTTGTTTATTAACCTATTACAGCTATTCGGCATAAAGAAAGACTAAAAATGGCACAACACTCAACTTACTGGTCATGTACACCGTTTGCAGATTGGCTCCGCGGCACTAAAAAACTTAGTGTAGGTACGGCTGAGCAGTGGGACGAGTGGACAACCTCTGCTCAAATGAAGCATAACTTTCGCTACTGGTTAGCTGAAGAAGCTCTGGGTCATATCCAGGATTTTGTAACATGGCCTATTAGAAAAATTTACGATGCGAAATACTATATTAATAACCGTTGGGTTACTAGGACTCATGCTCTTACTGCTCATCCTAGGGATATCAAGCCTGGTACTTGGTCAGATGTTGGGAACCGTTTTCTCCCATGTCTTTTTAATGAACTAGTGGACTTTGTGGAAATTGAATCAGCATGGAGTCACATTGCTTGGGGAGACAAAGAAGCTCGCGCAAAGTATGATCCTCCCTTTTGGGCCAGTGGTTGGTTCCGTTGGCGTACATGGCGTTGCCCGCAAGCAGGTCTTGATCACTTAGATTGGGCAATGACCTTAACTATGGGTAGTGATTGGGGAGTAGAAAAAGATAATCCTAATTTTGGCAAGCCTACTGATCAAGCACTTCGAGCCAAAGAGCTTAAAGAACTATACCTATGGTGGACTGTGACTTATCGCAATCGTCCTGACCCATACGATGCTAGTGGATGGACTGAGTATTGTGAAGCAGCTCGCGTGGCCAATGGCGGTAAGCTGAGTTGGATGAGCAAGGATAAAACTCCTGAACTTAAAAAGATGAGCGATAAGTCACACAAGTTGCTACGAAAAATCGAAGCTGCTTACGAAAAAGAAGATGAAGACATGATGATTCGATTGATTAAAGCTAGGAATAGTCTATGGACTTGACGGTACAAATTCCCGCCGAAGGTATAATGAAAACAAATGATTGGGGAGACTCGAAAGTTTATCGAATTGCCTGCGAGTGCGGCGATGAGAATCATAATCATAATATGTGGGTAGAAGCAGATGATCATGATATCGTTGTTACTATATATACAACTGGCAAGACTAATTGGTGGAGTAAAACTCGCTGGTATCATATCTGGACTCTGCTCACTAAGGGCTATATTGATACTGAGTCGAGTGTACATTTAACTCGTCAACAAGCGGTTAACTACGCCAATACATTGACCAGTGCTATAGAAGATGTAGAACAATTTAGAAAAACTAGTAAGTAACTAGAATTGTTTTTGGATAAATATTTGATTAGCGAGGAGACTACAATGAAACTAATTACAGCTCTAATTTTAGCATTGAGTTTTGGTTTGGCTAGCGCCAATGATACTAAAACGGTGGATGCTAACGGAAAAAAGATCGAGGCACGTGTACCAAAATCAGCAAAAATTGATTGCAAAGACAAGGCAAATGCAGACAAAGTTGAGTGCAAAAAGGCAAGCAAAGAAATGCCAAAAGTTGAAAAACCAAAAGAGACAGCACCAGCAGACGCTAAAAAGAAATAATTTGGCCCGCCCCTCTGATGTCATAGACTTACGGGTGGGTTTTCTTTTGGCTATTTAATGCTTGACTTTTGTCTTCAATGACTATATAATAGTTGTATTGTTAAACACAACGGAGTGAAAAATGGCAACAGTAGCAGGCGTAAAAATTAAACCCAAGGCAAAAAAAGAATCTAAACGGATTACTAGTGTAACTATTCGACAGAATGCCAAGAAAGATCACAGCCCAGTTTGGGAAGGCACCGAAACACTAGACGCCGCACAATTTTTACGTCACTGGCATCGTGCTATGGATTACTATCGCCTCGATGGTGACAGCAAATCATTCAAACCTGCTGTGCTTAAATGGATGGCTACTATCGGTTGCACTAAAGAAGACATTGCTGCTTTTAAGAAAACCAAAGATAATCGTTGTTCCACTACTATGGGGTCTATCGCTAGCTGTCTGCTGAGAGGTATGCCACCAGTACGTGAGGACTTCAACGACGGCCGAGATACCGCAAAATGGTTGCTCTCAGCTATTAGCAAAGTAGTTGAAGAAGGCAAAAACGATATCGATGCAGATGAAGTTGTAGAAGTGAAATCTACAGTAGTACAGCCAACAATTCAAGAACGTGTACGTGATGCGGCCATGAGAATGACTGAAGAGATCGAAGAAGCTCTCGATAGCTTTCAAACAGACCCAGAAAACTTTGATCCAAAAGCATTTAAGATGCTTAACCTGCTCAAAGGTAAAGAAGTTAAGGCAGCTCATGCACGTTTGATTAAAGGTTACTACGAACGCGATTTAGCAGAACTTACCGAACTTGCTAGCGGCAAGGCAGATGAGCAATTGAAAGAAGGCTACAGCCATCGTTCAAAGAAGCAGATCAAGAACTTGATTGTGTTCTATCAAGAAATTATGAGTGCATGTGATATGCTTGCACAAGAAGCTAAGGTCAATCGTGCGCCCCGTGCTAAGAAGTCTGTTCCGGCTGAAAAGTTGGTTGCTAAATTAAAGTTCATGAAGACTAATGAGCCACTTAAATTGGTCAGTGTTAATCCTGTTGACATCATCGGTGCAGGAGAATTGTGGATCTATAATACTAAGAGCCGTAAGCTAGGCAAGTATGTGGCTGCTGAGTTCCAGACGCTGGGTGTCAAAGGTACTAGTCTTACCGGTTTTGATGAGCACAAAAGTATCTGCAAGACACTCCGTAAGCCAGAAGAAAAACTCAAAGAGTTTAAGGCAGCTGGCAAGATTGCACTGCGTAAATTCTTAGACGATATTAATGCGACTGACACTAAAATGAACGGTCGATTTAATGAAGAAATTATTTTGCTCAAGGTAGCTTGAGCTAAGTACTTACAGCGGACTTTAACGTCATTCATCCCGCTATATAAACTCTGCATGTCGTCACTTGCTCATACATAAGGAGACTAGAGATGGCAAAATATCTTTCAACAAAAACATACGGTAACGACAGAGGTCTGAGTTGCTGTTTTAGACAATGGCGATCAGTTCATAGCCATTGTTCTATGCTACACGGATACTCAATCGGTATCAAACTAATCTTTGAATCAGAAACACTAGACGACCGTAACTGGGTTATGGACTTTGGTGGACTCAAAGCATTCAAGGAATGGGCCGATTGGCAGTTTGATCATACTATGGTCATTGCTAAAGATGATCCAGAACGTGGTACGTTTGTAGAACTAAACAAAATCCAAGGTGGTTTTAAAAACATGGGCATCATTGATCTACGCATTGTAGATGGTGTAGGTTGTGAAAAGTTTGCTGAATTAGCTTACAATACTATGAAAGAAATTCTAGAAGCATATCAAGAAAACCGAAGCTGGACACACCCGGATGGACGTGTATTCGAAGCTCGCTATCCAGTAGGTGCAGGGGTTAAACTGCAAAGTGCAGAGGTGTTTGAACATGCTGGTAATTCGGCAATTTACCAAGCATAAACTACTAGACATATCTAGACATACATGCTATAATCATGTATGTCTATTTTTTTGATTGTATAAAATGATTAAACGTATCGGATTTGCTTGTAAATGGATTGATGATCCCAGTCAGGTCAACGGCATTAAGCCAAAGGATCCTGCTAAAATCTATAATACTGGTTCAACTACTGTTGCTTGGTTAAATAGACAAAGCAAGGATGTAGCTGTTGAGAAGTTGTGGTCCCTAATGAAAAACAACATCGAATCTACTCGCTTGTTAGTTGAACGTGTAGGAGCACTAGATGAAACTTTTAGAATGGTACGACTCAGTAGCGATATACTTCCTGTATATACTCAGCATGACTGGAGCTGGTTTTGGCGGGATGGCGATGTTAGAACCTATGCAGAAAGAGAATTTAGAAAGGTGGGAGATCTGGCTCGCAAGATGGGTGTTCGGCTTAGTTTTCATCCTGGCCAGTTTACTGTGTTGGCTAGCGATAACTCGGATATTGTAGATCGAAGCATAGAGGAGTTTGAATATCATGCAGATATGGCCAGGTACATGGGCTACGGTAAATCCTTTCAGGACTTTAAGATCAACGTCCACATCTCGGGTCGTGCCGGCCCCGAAGGTATTCGATCTGCCTACACAAGACTTACCCCCGAAGCAAGAAATTGTATTACAATTGAAAACGAAGAAAACTCGTGGGGCTTAGATGATTGCCTTAGTATTTCTGATATTATCCCTATTGTGCTTGATGTACATCATCATTGGATTAGGGAAGGAGAATACATCCAAAGTACTGACCAGCGAGTGCGGGCGGTTGTGGACAGTTGGCGTGGTGTGCGTCCTGCTATGCATTACTCCGTATCTAGAGAAGATTATCTCATCGGACACAATGCAGACATTATGCCAGATTATAAAACTCTGTTAGAGTCCGGCTATAAAAAACAGAAACTTAGAGCGCACAGCGATTTTTACTGGAACCATCAGACGAACAAATGGGCAGTGTCGTTTTTAGATCAATTTGATATCATGTGCGAATCAAAAGGTAAAAACCTAGCCAGTAGAACACTAGCTAATTATATAACATAATAAAAGGGCGTGATGCCCTTTTATTATTTTGTTTTACGTGGCTTTTTTACAGCTGGTTTTGCGCCAGTGGACTTTTTAACACGTGGCTTCTTAGCTGGTGCTTGAGTAACAGCATCAGTAATCTGTGGATCAACTACTGCTGTTACTACTGGTGCTACAGCTACAGCTGGCACTTCGACCGCTGGCACTTCAATTACCGGCGCCGCTGGTGTATCAATCTTATAAGGTGCCTCTGGGGCTGCTTCAGGCTTTTTGCCTGTAAAAAACTCTTTAATTGCTTTGAACATAATGTTCCTCCTTGAGCTTTTATTTATAGCTAAATACAGTATGCATCAAGAAATATTAAAATGGCAGCAGATCGTAGAAGGTAAAACAGAAACACTTTCTTTAGAATCATTACCTTACGGCAAAAGTGACCTAGCACCGTGCATTAGTAAAAATACCATTGATTATCACTACGCTGAACTAGCACAGGGCTATGTAACACGTTTCAATAAAGGCGAAGGTGATAAAGACTTTAATCGAGCGGGTGCGTTTTTGCATAACATTTTGTTTCCGCAGTATCAAAAACCTACCAATAAGAATGCTCCGACTGGTCCTGCATCAGAATTTATTGTAAAACATTTTAAAACTTACGATAAATTTAAAGAAGAATTTACTAAAGTAGCTATGGCTATACAAGGTAGCGGCTGGGCATACTTGGCTAAGAACGGCAAGATAAAAACCATTGTAAACCACGAAATAAAAGAAGATATCGTATTATTGATCGACTGGTGGGAACATGCGTGGGCTTTAGATTATAATAGCGATAAAGCCAAATACTTAGAAAATCAATGGAAGATTATCAACTGGAACGTGATTAGTTCTAGAGTTGGTCTAGAGTCTTAAGACTACTTACTGGCATATCCCATATCTTTCTAGATTCAACTCCCTTACTCTGGGCAAATTTTTTAGCATCACAATCGCCGCACACGTGGTAAAAATTGTTGTTTAAGCGTTTGGGATCAATGTTGCCTTTGTCTCTATTGAATATCCCTGTGCAACAATCACATCTAAAAACAATCACCGTCTTCTTACGATAATAAACATGCACCTTACCGTGCTTACTGGTACGATAGTGCTGGGTTAGTCGAAATTCAGATCCAATATACATAACTGTATTTACATTAAGGTTATAAAAACTTTCGATAAATATCATATCGAGGGCTTAAAATGATCACAATTTCGGAATCAGCAAGAACAAAAATTAAAGATTTACTCACAGAGGAAGGAAATCCCAAACTATCGTTGCGTACATTTGTACAAGGTGGCGGATGCAGTGGATTTAGTTATGGATTTACATTTGACGAAGAAATTAATGAAGACGACTTCGCTGTTGAATTAGACGAATTTAAAGTATTAGTAGATGCTATGAGTATGCAGTATCTAACTGGTGCGGTTATAGACTACAAAGAAGACATAATGGGTGCTAGTTTTAGTATCAACAATCCTCAAGCTCAATCAACATGCGGTTGCGGAAGTAGTTTTTCAATGGCGGATGATCACTTTGACCACCTAGGGGATTAACATGGCAAGACAAAACGTAGACATTGGCGTACAAGGTAATGACGGTACAGGCGACAGTATTCGCGAATCATTTCGAAAAGTAAACGATAACTTTATACAGTTATTTTCAATTTTTGGAGCCGGCGATACTATTAGTTTTAAAGATCTCGACGACACTCCGAGCACCTATGGAGCTGATCAAGTAATTGTTTCCAATACAGACGGTGACGGATTATTGGCCAAAGACCTAGTAGGTGGTGAAGGTATTGCTGTTGATCACAGTGACGAAAACGAAATTCGTATTATCAGTACTGGCGGAAAAGTCGGTAATGATATTAAACCGCAACTCGGCGGGCATCTAAATGCACAGTTATTTTCGATTGGAAATCTTGCAGAACCTACAGATGAAACTGCAGATTCTTTTAATTCTCTGCACGATACTAGCATAACTTCTGATGAGTTAGTAATTACCAAAGGATTTGCAGATCAACGCTATTTACAAGCCACCGGCGGGCCCGGCACTGGTAGTCAAATTCGTGTAAGAGATGAACCATTAACTGTCGATGAGTATACTATTGAAATCGATGCATGGAATAGTGGGTATGCACAAATTCCAGATCACGGATTTAACAGCGGATCGAATGGTATCTCTTTTATATACAACATTACAGGCACGGCTCCGGCTACAGGATTAACAGCAGGTACTACCTACTATCTGCGTTATCTCGATAAAAATAGATTATCAGTACACGAAACTCCAGAAGACGCAATTAGCGGTGATGCAAGAATCGTCGTTAACGATCCTGCGGTTAGTCCTTCCACAGCACCGGGTGTTGAAACATTTGTTGATGCAAGTTTTGATCCAACGTTAGCAGGTAAATGGGTTAGTAACGAAGCACTTCCAAGAAAAGCCATTGTTCGCAGACAAGGCGATACTATGGATGGTCCGCTATATCTGTCAGATCATCCTGGAGAATTTGCAGGTGCAGGAAGTCCCAACGGTCCAGATGATCTACAAGCTGCCACAAAATTCTATGTAGATAGTTCTAGTTTTGCATCTCAAACAAATCTATTTGTTGCAACATCAGGTACTGACGAGCAAGACGATGTTCCTGAAGAAAAACGAGGACGAGCATTTGCCTATGCATATGCTAGCGTCAATGCTGCCTGTGTTAGAGCAGAAGAAATAATTAATAATTCGCAACGGGAACCCGGTCCTTACAGACAAGTGTTAACCTATGACGGCGGAACAAATAACTGTTACCTAAATACTGTTGATGTAGGGGTTGGTAGTAATAGAACACTAAACGTATATTCTACAGTGCTAGGCGTTGACCAAACTAAAGATGCAGCCAATAAAGATCTACGTGAAGGTAGCATTATTAGAGGATTACGCAGCGGCGCAACCGGTTTAGTGTTGGCCTATGACGGCATCGTAACTCCTGACAGTGTTTATCAGATAGCATTGCTACACAACAGAACTGATCCAGTCTATTTCCAAAGCGATTATTTTTATGCATCTAATAGGTTAGAACTCAATAAAGACTTTATTGTATTTGAAGTTACTGAATTTATCAAAGCAAAATATCCTAGTTTAGAATTTGACCAGGTTAAATCTCGTCGAGATACCGGAATACTAGTTGATGCATTAGTACATGATATCAAATACGGCGGAAATATCAAAAGCATAAAAGCAGCTAGAGCGTTTTGGAATGGACTTTCATCAGTCCTGTCGTCAACTGAAAAAGCACCTTGCATAGACGGGATTAACTACATTAATTTGCTTGCACAAAGCATTATTGATAACTCATTAATTCCTACAGTAACATTACCTGATACATTCTTAGTACGTAGACGATCTGCTCAGGTACAAAATGTATCGGGCACAGTGGGAGAAGCTGGCTCGGATAGTTTAATTGCGCAACTAGTAGCAAGCATAAGCGAAATTGTTGAATACGGTATCGATGGAAATTCTACATTATTAGAATTCATCGAAGGCGAAACTCTAGAGTTTGGGCAACCGGTTCCTGAAACTCAAATAACTGTTCGTATCGAAACAGGTGTTTACTACGAGCAATACCCTATTAAAGTTTCCACTAACGTATCCATCAAGGGTGACGAGTTTAGACGAGTAATTATTCGTCCAGCACCTGGTATTAGTACAAGTAAATGGGCAGGCACATACTTTTATAGAGATGACGAATTTGACGGATTAGTTAGATCATATGATCTAACAGGAGGTAGCAGTGTAGGAACTACTATCACAGTAGATGATACAACTGGATTAGAATCAGACATGCAGGTCTTTGTAACAGGGGGCACTGGAGAGTTCCCTGCAAATACTAAAATTATAGCTGTTACTGGCTCAACCAATTTCACAGTTGCTCATGCTCCTACAGTAGCGTTGTCCGGAGCCACAGTTCGTGCGCTGAATAATTCTGGCCTAGCACCGTTAGGTGATAATTTTGGATACCACTATCTAACAAATCCTACCGATTCTACAAGTCCACCTAAAGATAACAAGTACATGGATGTGTTCTTGATGAATGACGGAACAATATTGCGTAATATTACAGGTCAGGGACACGGCGGTTTCATGTGCGTATTAGATCCAGAAGGACAAATACAAACTAAATCTCCGTATATGCAAACATGTACTAGTCTTAGCGGTAGTATTAATAAACAACGATTTGCCGGTGGTCAGTATATCGATGGCTTTGCTGGAAATATTCCAGCAACTATCGTTGGAAAGAATTCAACACTTGAATTAGAACTAAGTGGATTGACCGTTAGACAACCCTTGATCCCTACTAGCTTTGTAATAAATGGTATTCGATATCAAGTTAACGAAGTTAATAATTACAATAAGCCTGCAGGTACAGCCACTATTACACTAGATGCTGCAACTCCTTATCTTCCATCATGGTCTGCACCGATTGATATAATTATTCAAACGCCTGGCAACAGGTCAATGTTATCCAACGACTTTACACAGGTCAATGACCTAGGTTATGGTATTGCTGCAACAAATAATGCTGTTACAGAATTAGTCAGTATGTTTACATACTACAACTGGACTAGTTACTTTGCCAACAAAGGCGGACAAGTGCGTTCAACTAGCGGATCTAGTTGTAATGGTATCTATGGACTACGTGCAGTTGGATTTGATCCTAATGAAGTACCGGATAATGTTACACTAGGTGACGACATTGTACAAGTAATGAAAATTTATAAAAGAGATACATTGTCTGCTAGGAACGTTACAGGTGATATTAGTATCTATGTTGATCATTATAAATTTATACCGTATAATGTATCCGAATTAGAAATTGATTATACTCCTAATAAAGTTAGTATTATTCCAGATAACACTACATCGGGATTAACAAATGTATCAGTAGTCAACCCAGGCATAAACTATGCGGTAGGTGACGAATTCACTGCTGTCGGCGGAATTCTATACGATGGCTCTAGTACTGTTACTACTCTTAGAGTAACAGCTATTACTGGCGGTGGTGGTGCAGGTCCAATTTCCACAGTTGCAGTTATAGATGTAGGTTCGTATCGAGGCGGCAATAGCCCAGTAGGCGCAGGGCTTAGTGGAACTTTTACCACTAACACGTCGACAGGAATAGGATCTGGTGCAATCATTGGTGCTACCTATCTTGGTCAAATCATAACTTACACAGTTAACACCGTTGAAAAATTAGTAGATGTTACTAACGGAGTTGGTCTTGTGCCAGGTGGTGGATCCGTAAGCGTTAACGTATTAAAATTAAATATGGCAACTTCACAAACTGGAAATAGTGGTGAAGGAGTTAGTTTGTTAGCATCGTTAACTGATGGTCAAACTGTTATTGTGCGCAGTCGTCGACAATTTAGATTCGAAGGTGTGTTTGATACTAGTCCTGCTCGTCCAAGTACATCAGTTACGTTTACTGGTGCAGCCGAAGACTACACTGGCTATAATTCAATTACGTATGCAACAACTGGTCCTAATGGCACGTTGCCAGCAAACGAAGCAATTATAGAATTTAATACTGGTTTTGAAACAGTACTTGTACAAACCGATCCTCCTAAGATGAGTGGTGGCTACGGATCAGCACCAGGCGACACTAAGATTGCTCTGTTAGCAGCTCCTCCAGTAAGTATTACTAGATTCAATTCTGGAAATATGATATTTGGCTGGGCAGGAAGAATGCATCGAGTTAGTGGTTACGTTGCTGCATCTGGTCCAATACCTGCGCACATTACGTTTACCGATATTGCTTACGGAAGCGGTAGCCTTGTGTCGCCTGGCACCGGTCTTGTTGCAGCAATTCCTACAGCAAGATCGACTGTGCTAAGAGCAGGATTACCCGAAAATAGTCCAGCTGCAATCACAGTTAATATTAGTACATGCCGAGCTACTGGACACGACTTCTTAGATATCGGTACTGGTGGATATAACACTACTAACTATCCAAATAACGTATTTGGAGGACCTACCTTACCAGTTGCAGGCATTGCACAGGAAGTAGTTGAATCCAACGGCGGTAGAGTTTACTACATGAGTACTGATCAAAACGGTGTGTTCCGTGTGGGACAATATTTTTCCGTAGATCAAGGAACCGGTACAGTAAGTTTCTCAGCTAGTATCGCACTAAGCGACCTAGATGGATTAGGATTTAAACGTGGTGGTTCAGTTGTTAAAGAATTCTCAACTGATACTACTATGGCAGATAATGATCCGTATAGTGCAACAACAGAATATGCTGTTAGAGAATATGTAGGTAAACGATTAGGCATTGATCATGATGGTAACTTTGTAGCTGACGCTTCAAGAATACCAGCGTT